TGTTTTTTGTTATAAATATATTGATTTTACCAAATTTGATTTGCGACGCCTCTATTCATACCTGTTTCCCATTTTTCGCCACCTTTACTTAACATGTTGGCTTTCCCTCTTTTAGGTCCACCGTGAATATCGGCCCATTTTGGTGGTACTTTACCACCCCCTGTAGAACCTCCTGAAGGTGCAGCTGCCGCTTCTTGTTCTCCAATTTCACTTGATGTTTTCTTATCCGAGTACTTTTCGAATAGTGTTATTAAAATATCTACGTCTAAAATCATATAAATAAATATTTTTTGGTTTGGTAAAATTTCATACCTTTGGGATTATGAAAAAATATATTATTTTCTTACTCCCATTTCTCATATCATGTGAAAAATATGTTACTGAAGTCAGTGACCTGACTTTGAGTGGAAAGTATGTTGTTTCCAAAGTTACTCTGATTCAAACATCACAGGCAACCACAAAAGATACAACCTTCCTTTCAGGTTCTACTTTTATGACTCCATACCTTCCTGACCCATTTGATTCAATCAAAGTAGATAATTTCTATCTGCATTTTGATTACTCAACCATAAGAATGATTTGGTTCAATAGACAACAAAATGGTCAAAGGGATAGATGGGAGTATGGTGAGTCACCAAACGAAATTATGTTTTGGAGGGTTCCATATAGTTTTGATGCATATACTACAGGAAAAATTCAATTTGACTACAAACCAAAAGATAGAAATTCTTACGCAAGAATTACGTTCCAAGTTGATAGTGACTTGTTAGAAACTCTTCAACTTTCAGGTTTAGATTTTGCACCCTACGGTAAAGATGGTCCGCACTACAGGTTAATTCTTTCTCTTAATAGAGTTGGACCTTAATAAAATTCCGCACTTGGTAAAGAGTTAGGGTGAATTGTATAATATTCATTTAAGAATGTTATCAATTCATCCTCATCCAATTCAACTTTGTCTTCGTCAACGAATGAATCATCTTCATCCTCGTCAAAAAAATCTAAAGATTCTGTGACTAAATCAAACCCGTATTCTTCAACTATTGAATAATCTATTTGGTCTACTCTAATAACCTCATCGTTGTCCTCAATTGTCCTAAAAGAAACCTCCATGATGTTGCTATCACTGTTCATGAAGTAGGACACAATTTCTTTAATTTCCATAAGCAATTTTATATAACAAATATTATAAAGTAAGGTAAAAGTCATTTCAAAATTTTTCTTTTACCATTTTTTTTCTGTGTATTTATGGTTACTTTTTACTAAAGACAAATTTTATGAGATTTAATTCACTTACAATTGACGATTTCTACGCAAACCCAATGGATGTTAGAGAATTCGCACTCAAACAAGAATTTAAAGTTAGAGGAAATTATCCAGGTCAAAGAACAAGGTCATTTTTAAATGACGGACTTAAAAAGAAATTAAGAGATATTCTTTATCCATTTGCTGGAGAAATTACCTATTGGGGTAGTGACGACCCTGAAAACAATTATACTGGTTCTTTTCAATATACGGTAGCAGAAGACAGGTCATGGATTCACGCTGACTCCACAACTGATTGGGCCGCGGTTTGTTACCTAACACCCGACGCTCCTCTTAGTTCGGGAACGGGTATTTTTCGACATAAAGCAACAGGGTGGATGCACTACGATTATAAAAGAGAAAATGAACCAGGCTACAAAGAGTCTGCACCTCCTGGTATTGATTGTAGAGATTATACAAAATGGGAATTAGTCGATAGAGTTGGAAATGTTTTTAATCGTCTTATCATGTATAGAGCAGACAACTATCACGTATCCTTGGATTATTTCGGAAGGGATATGTACGATGGAAGATTATTTCAGGTATTTTTCTTCAATACTGAACGTTAATCAAATTTGAAATCTTTAAGTAAATTCGGATTAAGGTCTGCAACTACGCTTATAATTCCTTCTGCACAATAACATTTATTTGGATGAAATGTTGAGGTGACTAATCTCATGTAATTGAATCCCAATACCAAAGTAAAAAAATGGTCTCTTTGATAGAGCTTATTCGCTGTAATATGTGGGTCTAATGATAACAAGAAGTCGTAAGATTTAGAAGATTCACTTTCAAAAACAGGAATAGACATTTGGTCTACAATGTATCTAAAAGGATGAAATCCTATTTCATCCGTTGGTCCCATAAGTGACTGAATTTGTTGTGCTGGTAATGGTTTAGATGCAGTAAAATGCCACAACCAATATTCATTGGCTAGACCAACTCTCCTATAATCTTGAACTGATATGTATTCGTGTCGTATCATCTCAAATTAGCACCACACAACCAAGTAACTAATGACCTTCTTAATCCTGATGATAGTGGCGTAACTCTGTGTAAAAGAAACGAAGGGAAAAAACAAATTAAGCCTTTTTCTTTGGGGACATTGATGATGCTTCCACCTGTATTCATTTGTAGTTCACCTCCCTCGTACTCATCTGCATTTGAAAGTTGTAAGACTATGGATAGTTTTCTATTTGAGATACCTACACCTAAATCAGCGTGCCAATCATAATGACCTCCGTTACCGTAATATGATGTATATTGTAAATCATCTTGGAAATCCCAAATATCAAAATTCCACATTTCATTATTTGCCTTTATTGCCAAATCAGCAATTCTATCGTAAAGCCAACTTGTTTTTTGGTTATTAGACAACCAAGCAATATCACTTACTCTGTATTCAGACACACTTTGACCGATATCTTCACCTACAGTAGTAGCTTTAATTTTTGGTTGAGATTCCCCAACTTCAATAATATTTTCAATTTCTTGGTCTGTAAAAACATTAGTGAAATAATAGTAATTGAAATGATTGACGTTATTTCTTTGATTCGAAACAAATTTGTTGTTAGATGCCATGTTGTAATTTTATTACTTTAAGTTTAACCCGCTTTTCATATATTTTCAATAGTATGATTGGAAAAAAATTGATTTTTGACGTGGTCTTGATTGGAGATGATGTTGACGTTTTTGAGATAAGGTTCAAAAAGTTATATGAAATCGTTGATTATTTTTTAATTTTCGGTGACCAAGAAAGTTTAGAAAAATTGAAAGAATTTTATGGTGTGATTGACCACAAAATCAAAACCTTTACACTACACAAAAACTATATCGATTCGCTCGAAAACAATAAATTTATTTCAATTTCAATACAATCCACGTTAGAAAAACTTTATAAAACCTTTGAAGACTATGTTTTTATATCTTACGATAATGAAATTCCAGACATTGAATCACTAACTGAGGAACAATTAAATTCCAAAGAAGTTACCGTCTTATTGAATGATGTCTACGAATACGATTCGGAAAGAAAAAGAAAATATCCTGAAGTTGGGCCTGTCTTAGTAAATTTTAGTCATATCCTGAAAAATAAAAAAAATTTTTTTTCTGGTGTTATGCAAATCAAAAAGAGTAAAAGAAACCAAGACACCCATATACGAAACGGTTTTAAAATTTTAAACTATAAAAAAACAAATGATATTCAATCAAAATTCTATGAGTGTCCTGTATCAAAAAATTTAGTTGAATACCATTATAAAAGAGAAAAAAGAAAATTTGTTTTTTTCATTGATACTCCAATGAAAGATTGTGCGTCGGATTACCGTTTTGAAATAAAATCTACAAATAAGTTTCCTGAAGAAACAAAAATTGATTTGAATAAATCTGAAAATTTTTTAAAAATATTTGTACCTGAATATAATTTGTATGGTTCTGATACACAATCTTTTAACAATGTTTATAAAATAAACGAAATTAAAAGGATTATCTCGATTTTCGACTGCAAAGACGAGGATGATATAGAAATATTTATTGATGAACAAGTGAAAAAATTAAAGTATCATGAAATAAAAAACCCCTCTTTATGAGGGGTTTTTGTTATTAAAGAACTTTCATTCTAATCATCATTTCTGTTATCTTATTTTTTTGTTTTTCGAAAGACTCTTTCAAATCTTCATCAATTTCGTCCCAATTACCTGTATGGGCTTTAATTTCTTCCCACGTAGAATCCTCAGGGTTGAATTTTTCTAAATCCAAGTCTAATTCATTTGGTGCCAAATCTTTTTGCCAATAAACATCGTCTTCAGCGGTATCATCGTTAGATGAACCTCCCCAACTTGATGTTTGGTAAGGTCCAGCACTTCCTGGTCCTTTTGAATCAAAATCAAATGCTGGTTCCATATCACCATAAATTCCTTGTACTCCTGAAATATCGGTCTCTTCTAACTCATCAGACCAAGCTGACTCCATTGTCTCGTACGCAGTTTCATCGTCACAATCTAAACAATCTTGTTCTTCCATTTCTCCTTCAGGGTAGACATCCATGGGTCCATTACTAACAAAATCGTAGGCTGGTTCAACATTACTGATGTCCATATCAGGAGCGTTTCCACCGCCAGTATACCCTTGTTCATACATTTCACTTGAATCAATTTCCAAGTCATCTGTTCCCACAACTTCGTCATCTTCGTTGTCTGGGTCTTCAAAATTGTCGACATAATCATCTTCTACTTGTTCTCTTTTTATTCCTTTCATGTGATGCATTTTTTCAAATGTACCGTATTTGTTACCTCCTCCTTGAACATAATCAAATTCTGCGTCACCCAAATCTTCAACATTATAGATATCATCTAAATGTCCTGTTTCATCCAATTCTTCCATTTTGTAACCACACTCGGAACACTCACCTTCGTTCATTGCTCCACCACATTCAGAACACATAAGTTCTTTTGCCTCTTCCATTGCACCAATCTCACCTTTCCACCCACACTCCATACATTCACCTTCACTCATTTGCATCGCTCCGCATTCGTCACAAACCTCTTTCTGAACTTGTTCGTTTATTCCCATGTTGGTATAAGGTTTTACAACACCTTTGTTGTTTACTACTGCACCAACTTTGTCTTTTGCAAAGTCTTGTACATATAATGGTTGTTCGTTAGATACCGAGGATTGCATCGTTCTGTATCCATCGTATAGTGTTCTGTGTTTTGCCAAGATATCATTCTTCTCATCTTGACTCATTCTACTTGCAGCAAAGTATGCGTTCATAAAAGAATTGTTTCTTATAAATACCAAATAATTTCCATTTTTCTATTTTACATTGTCTTGGACAATGTTTAATATTCTGTAGACAGGTTCAGTTTAATTCTATTGATAAAGTATCTTGGTAATTTACTTATCGCCCAATAAAACTGACCTGTTTTTTTTATGCCATTTTTTTGTATATTTGTATTCTAAACAAATTAAATCATGCAAACACTTATTTTCAACACAACTACAAAATCAATCAAAGTTTACGAGAACTACACCTCTGAAAATCAAAAAATTTTAATGGAAATGTCTAGCATTCCGACCGTGAAGGTTTGTGAAGGATTTTATGAGGTAATCCAAAGTGATGAATTTGAAAAAAAATATCCTGTCCTTCGTCTACCAATTTCAAACACAAACATGGTAATAACAAAATAATATGGACATCAGACTCACTGAAATATTTGAAAACACAATACCTCATAGTTCTTTCTTAAGTGAAAGTGCTATCAAGAGTTGCATGTATCAATCCTACAAGTTGGGTGTAGATGACGTTTTGGAATGGTTGAAAAAAAACGACCATCTGTCCGATAACATAAATTATCTAATTGAAGAATTTCAAAATCAGAAAAATTAAAAATGAGTATCACTAGCGAAGAGATAATTGATGAAATTTTACATGAAGCCAGTAAGTATGATTTGAGAAAAGAAGTCATAGATACAGCTAAACAAATTTTAGAGGAGTCTCCAAACTTAGACCGAGTTTCCGCTTACGAACTAGCTTTTCAAGAATGGGTAAAATGAAAGAATTAGATTTACACGGTATATTTCATAGAGATGTAAGAGACAAGGTAGAAAATTTTGTTCTCTTACACTCTACTGAATTACCTGTTAGAATTATCACAGGAGACTCACTTAGAATGAGAAATTTAACTGTAAACATTCTTAATAAACATAAATTTACCTACGACATACCAGCTCACAACCCTGGTGAAATAATAGTTTTATCATGAATACTATAGACAAAAAATATCAAGACCTACTACTCCACATCCTTCGTGATGGGGTAGAAAAAAAAGATAGAACAGGTACGGGAACCAAATCAATCTTTGGTTATCAAATTCGTCATAACATGAGAGAGGGGTTTCCCTTACTCACAACAAAAAAAATGGCATGGAAAACTATGGTAACTGAATTACTTTGGTTTTTACGTGGTGATACTAACATCAAGTATTTGGTTGATAATGGTTGTAACATTTGGAATGGTGATGCTTATAAAAATTATTTGAACATTACTAAACGTGAGTTTGAACTAAATTCAGCGATGTCGGGTCATCCTCATTTCAACCTCAAATCTGTAGATGAGTTCATAGATAAAATCAAAACTGATAAGAAATTTGCCAAAGAATATGGTGAATTAGGTCCTATATACGGTAAACAATGGAGACAATGGCAAGGTTGGATGACCACTTCTAAAGGTGAAATGGGCTCATTGTGGTTCGACCAAATTCAAAGATTAGTTCACATGTTAAGAACAGAACCTGATTCAAGAAGGCTTATGGTTAATGCTTGGAATGTTGGTGAATTAGATGAAATGGTATTACCTCCATGCCATTACGGGTTTCAAATATATACAAGAGAACTTACATACAGGGAAAGATATAGTTTGTGGTTTTCCAAAAATTACGAAACGGGGATGGAATACGATGAAACAATAATTCCTGATTTTGATAATGAGTACTACTGCAAGACACCTACAAGAGCAATATCTTTAATGTGGAATCAGAGGTCTGTTGATACGTTTTTAGGTTTGCCTTTCAATATTGCATCCTATGGATTACTACTTACTTTGCTCGGCAAATTAACCAATATGGTTCCCGACGAGTTAATTGGTAATTTGGGGGACACTCATTTGTATCTTAATCATATTGACCAAGCAAGGGAACAAATCGAAAGAAAATCTTTCGAACTTCCGAACGTAAAATTAAATTTCGATTTTAAGTTCAGAGATGGTTATATTGTTGATTGGGAAAAAATCGGTGTTGATGATATCCAGTTAATGAACTACACCTCCCACCCTTCTATCAAGGCACCTTTGAGTAATTAATTTCTTCCACCTAACGAGGATAAAGCAATATATAGACCCAATATTCTTTGAGCAAAATGTTGTGCGTATCTGTTGACTTGGTCCATGTTATCAAGGTCTTTGTTATTTTTTTCCATATATTTTATAACACCTTGGATAATTTTGTTTTTTGACTCGTCAGCATCTTCTAAAACCGCTTGGAATTCCTCTTCATCTTCTCTACCTTCACCGTAATAACGGTCTATGTGTTCGCTTCCCGAATAAAGTAACGGATATGCCGCATACATGTTGATTATACCACTGTCTCTCACTTTATATAGAAATTGTTCTAACCATCTCCAATCGAAATTTTCAAAAACATCCGCATTTTGAGTCATATAATCCCAAGCACTATCACGTTGTTCTTGGATATTTTCTTCAGACTTTATTTTTTTCCAAGCATCTGTTGATGTAATCATACTCAACGTACTTCCATTTTCCCATTTCACTGAAATAATCTTTTCGTCAGGAGACTCAAAAGGGTCTCTCGTTATATTAGTAACAACACCAATAGTTCCTGGCGGAACCGCAGTTTCTTTTTCCATGTGTAGTAACATTACTACATCTCCAACTTTTAAATCAGGATTAAGCGGACCTTTCATACTAATAAATATAACTGGAGTATTTATAATCGTATGGAATTTATCATAAGTCAATCACAGTTTCAATTAATATTGAATGAACAAAGAAATGATGATAATCTTTCTAGTTCATTGAAAAAAATGAAGTCGTTTACCAATAACATGGTTGGTAGAGTTTTGAAAACGTACGACATCAACCTTAAGATGTTTTTAACTTGGGGTACCTCAATTGCAGGATTGGTGATGCCTTTGAACGAATTTTTGAAATCAGGTGATTTTCAATTGAATGAAAGTGAAAGATATCTTGTGTTGTCGGGTATCGCCTTTTTAATATTTTTTGAAGGTAAGAGAGGGTTTATTAAAGTCATGAACACAATCAAAGAAAATGGTTTGGAAGAAGCATTTGATGTTGCTTTATTGAAAGCCTACCAACTCAAAGACTCTTTCACAAAATTTTTAAATTCAACCAAAGTTATAACAAGTCAGGTTTTGGAAATTGTTTCATACGCATTTTTGATTCCAATAATTGGAGATATTCAAGATATTGCATATGGGGCAACGAATATCACAGAGTCCGCGGTCTTGATAGCTGAGAGACTAATAGCATCAGGTGCTGTTTTATTATCCAAAGAGATTTTAATTTCTTTGTTCAAAAAACTAATTAAGAGGCTGTTATAAAAAAATCGGGTTGAATCTTGCCGTATCTTTCTTCTTGTTTAACTCTAATCCCATTTAGTCTATTCACTCTGATAAAAACTTGAGCATATACGTCCTCAACTTTATCAATTTTTGTTTCAGGTGAAATTACTTCATATATATAGTCTTCCATTTTAGGAAGAAACCAATCTCTATCAACTAAAAGACTCCAAAGAGTTCCAGCCACATCATTTAGTTTTTCAGGATTTGGTATTACGGGTGTTTTATCTAATTCGAAGTCGGAAAGTTCCATTTTCATATAAAAATTTACGTTTTCATGAATTCCATCATAAGGAACTTTATCCCAACTTAATCTACAACTCATATCCAAAGTCTTTTCACCCTCGAAAACTGTTATGCCAATCCTTCCGAATTCATCGTTACATTTTTTGATAATTTCACTTAGTGATTCTTTATTAATAAATGTAAAAGTATTGTTGAATAGCTCTTTATCGTTAACATCCATAACGATAGTATACGAATACGTTTTTCCGATAAATTTGTAGGCTTCGTAAATTTGGTCTTGAATTAAACTATCCAACACTTGAGCTATGTAAGATTGATTTTCTTTAGGAAGAATAACGTTTACGTTGAATCTGAAAGCATCGGCGAACCCTTCTTCAATCTCAATATCAAAGTATTGAAATATAATTCCCTCAAATTCAATTGGGTCCTTGAAATACTTTTGTAGAAATTTTAATATCCCTTGTAATTCATTCATTTTTCACTGAGTATTTTTTGAATTACTCTTTCGGCTTGGTCTTTATTCATTCTGTGTTTATGTATGTTTTCGTCGAACCATCTTCTAACCAATGTTTCATAATCAACCCTTTCACCTTTTGACCTCCTTTTGAAACCAGCTCTTTGAGCCTCCAATTCATGGTGTTGTGTGTAATATTTTTCAGGACTTTTAGGTTCTCGACTCGGAAACTTATAACCTTTTTGATGTTGTTTTATGTGTTCCAATTCGTGTCTAATTACTTCATTTAACTCACCAACCAAGGGTTGTAATATTTCTTGACCATAACTTGGGTTAGTTATAATTTCCACATAAATTACATCATCATCATTGTAGTATTCTGCATCTACATCGAATCCATCAACTGATTCGTCAGAGGAAATCTCTAAAAAAATTGAAAAAGAATTGCCCAATTGGGGAAATTCATATTCCATTTGGTCTTCGTATAAATCTTCAGGAAGACCGTACTCACCGTCTTTTTCCTTTTTAACAATCGTTATAATATCTCTAACGATTGTTCTTACAACATTATCCAATTTATCCTCTAATATTAGTTTCTTCATTATTAATAAATACCTCTGAATGGGATTGATAAACCAACTCCGTATCTAAATCCTTCCATGTAATTTACACCAAAAGTAAAATCTAAACCTTTTTCAGTTTTTGTTAGAATTCTAAGTGGGTAAATTTTAACCCAAATGTCTGGTTTAACGGAGATACTATCTCTGAAAGATTCAACGAAACCACCCGCCATCAAAGATATTCTATGATTAGTTATGGATAATCCCATTCTGTTAAATCTACTCATTGGTGTGGTGTAAATGTAGGGAGTAGGAAAAGATGTGAGTAGATATCCACCGAGGTAAAATCCTACCCCGTTTATATCACTATTGTAAGTAACAACCATGGTTTTTTGGTCAGGAACCCACATTACATCACTTGTTTGACTGAAAGATTTCAAACAAATTATTAAGAATATTGTCGTTAGAGTTGTTTTCATAGAACAAAGTTAATAGATTTGTATTTATTGAACAAATAAATTCGGAGGTTTGGCAGAGCGGTTGAATGCGTCAGTCTTGAAAACTGAATTACGGGAAACTGTAACTGGGGTTCGAATCCCTGAGCCTCCGCAAAAGGTGGATAACTAATCCACCTTTTTTTATTTGACTAAAAATTCAATTTAAACTATGTTTTAAAAAAAAAAGTTATGTCTCGAATTGATGAAATGAAAAAACAATATCCTGAATTGAATGTGTCTATATTAGACATAATTGTAAATTTGGACACATCGAAAACTTACAAATATACCCCACTTTTATGTAAACTAATCGCAAAAAGATTGAATTTGAAAAATAACTCTGTCGGGGAAGTTTACAGTGATGTAAAACTAAGATATGAATCTAGTCTTATAAACAGAGGTATTTCTATTATAAATCTGACTGATAACGAGTTGTACGTTTACAATATGATTATGGAATATTTCCCTAGCGAAATTTTTTCTACAATCAAAGAGTTCATGTATTTTATGGATAGGAATCAAATTGAAAATAATGATGTTACTTCTTATTCAACCATCGATGAAATTAGAGGTGCAATTACTTTAGCATCGATGAAAGAACTTACCAAAGAACTTGAGGGTCAGGTTATTAAAGAATACGAGGACGATGTGTGGGTGGCAGTTAGACCTTTAACATTCCAAGCTTCAGTGAAATATGGAGCAGGTACAAGATGGTGTACCACGTATCAGGCTGAAAAAAATTATTTCGAAAGATATTGGAGAGGTGGGATTCTTTGTTATTTCATCAACAAAAAAACAGGATATAAATTTGCTGGTTACAGAAGTTTACCCGATAGAGAAATGAGTTTTTGGAATGCAGCGGATAATCGTGTAGATTATTTGGATTTGGAAATTGATGACTATATGTTCCAAAACATAAGAAAAATATTTTCATCTGAATTCACAAACAAAAACCTTTCTTCAGATGAAATTCAGGATTTGGTACATAAAGAATGTATAGACGCATATGAGAAAAAAGAGATATTAGTTGCAGAACTTCCACAATTAGCAGAATTAGCGGGTGGCGATGTTTTAGAACCAATGGAAGAACCCAATCAAACTTTAAGAGATGCCGCACAAAGATATAGGACCATGACTGCCGTACCTATATTCGAGCAACCTGAAATCCCTGTAATCCCTATTAGAGGATAATATTGAACCCACCTATTTGGTGGGTTTTTAATTACAATAGTTAGGTATTTATCATAATATGAGGACACTCAACGAAATATTAGACAAATACAATGTATCTGAGAAAAATGGTTCTTCAGGTAATTTGAAAGCACTGAAGAAAACTATCGAAGAACTTGAAAAGTTAGACAAAGTTCTACTTTTACCTTGTTCGAACAGATACAATTGGGATTTGGGTAAAATGGACATCCCAAAGTCTACAATTTTGGCGATGGTCATTGACGAGTACCTTGGAGACAAGTCTGTTTTGATTGATGTGCCAGAACTAAAGATTTATCCATGTGAGGGAAATGTATCAAGAGCCGAGGGTAATTCTTGTGGACTTAAAAAAGCCATGCTAAAGGACAAAACAAAAAACCCATCAGGGGAACACAGATGTTGGGCTAGTCTAAACAACAAAGACGACGAACTTTGGAAAATATCAAAGGAACTTTTGGAATCTGATGCTGTTATATTTTTCTCATCTGTGAGATGGGGTCAAGCAAACATGTTTTATCAGAAATTGATTGAAAGACTTACATGGTTAGAAAATAGACACACAACTTTGGGTGAGTCTAATATTATCAAAGACATTCAAAGTGGATTTATATGTGTAGGACAAAACTGGAAAGGTATCGATGTCGTAGATACTCAGAAAAGAGTACATACATATTATGGATTTAGACCGAATGATAACTTCTATTGGAATTGGCAGTTCACAAACAAAATTTCTGACGAGACACAGAAATCTTATAAAGAAGCCTTCCCTAAATTTGTTGAGAAATTTGATTTGAAAGATTTAATTTAAACGTCTTTCAAAATTTTCTCAATTTCCTTCCACTTTCTTGTTATTTCCTTTGGGGTTTTTCCTTCAGTTAATATTAATGTTACACCGTCGTTTTTTTTAACAGGTACTTTACCTTTGAGTTTTTCGTAAATATTTCCTTCGTCCACCATACCCAAAACACCTTTTGTTTGGTATTTTCTAAGCTTTTTTAAAAAGTCATCTTTTGTGTAGGGGAGTTTATAATTCTGATTTTTATAAAAGAATCTTCTATCTGTCTCAGGATTAATTAACTCGATTCCATCCTTTCTAATTTTATTTTTTGTGTGGGCTAACGTTTTGAATATCTTTTCATAATGGTCGTCATTTTTGATATGACCTGAGCAAGATGGGGTCGTTGGGATTTTTTTTGAATGAAGGCTAATAACAATATCTTTCAAATCTTCATCTAAAGTATTGTAGAAATTTTTGTTGTTTGGTAACTTAAAATCTCTCGGTGATTCATAAAAGAAAAACCACGGGCACTTTTCTGTTTTCAACCAGAAACCTTTGTGAAAATTTTCATGTGGTATAAAATCAGAATTTAAAATCATGTTAACTCTTCAATTTCGACAACTAATGTCCCTTTTCCTTTTATAACTCTATGCCAAACAAATTTCGGAATATAAAGTTGTCTCGCATCTTCTAATTTGCTTGGCAATGAATCTTCCATTTGAAATTCCCAACCACCTCCTTCAATTACAGTTACTTTTCTGTCCTTCAAGTCTTGATGCCATTTTAACTCCTCGGACTCAACGTCAGGAGTAAAAACTCTTCTAAGTTTGTTATCTATTATTTCTTGTTGAAATGGGTAGTTCATAGTTCCATAACTCCTTTGAGATTGGGTGATTTATTCCAATGTATTTTTACCCTAAAATTTATTGAAAAAATTTGAAAGAAATTACTTATGTCTCTTTCAATTCCACTTAAAGACATTCTCGGGGTCCAATGCGGTTCAACTTCTATAAAAACATGAATAATCGGTGGTTGATAGCTACCCTTGAGAATACTTTTTACATTCATAGAAAGGGGTTCACTACGTTCACTATTCGACGCTGGTAAAACAACTGTATCTAAGTAATCTTGGAGAAATTCTTTGATTCTATCGAATTCCATACCCTTCTTGATTTCCATTACCAAGAGTTTGAGGATGATAATCCCAACTGCTTGGCATATCTTCCGACATTACAAGACCAATATCCTGCAGTTGTTCTGTCTTTCTTTTGGTCACATCTGTGTCTTGCTCTGAAAGATTTTGCAGCCCCTTTATTTCTGTTTCTAACTTTCAATTTCGGGTCACCAAAAGTAACCTTTTTAACACCACCCCCTTTTGATTTAACATATACTGCAAACTTCTTTGGTCCACCAGGTGTTCTGAATGGTTTACCTAATTTAACATTTTTACCTCTGTGTTTTGCTTCTTCCAAAACTTCTTCATCATCCAATTCAAATGGGGCGTCTAAGTAAACAATTTCCTCTCCAATTTTAACTCTTTTACCTAAGTCAGATTCAACCATTAAAGTATCCTCTTCATTCAATTTTATTTTACCTTGTTCCCAAAGATTTCTTACTTCATTAACCAAGCCAAAATAACCCTTTGAGTACACTCTAAACACATTATCAGTCAATGATAACTCGTTATCTATATGATATTTTAAAGCCTCTGAAATCTCTACTTTATCTATAAGAATCAAAGTTTGATTTAATTGTTTTTCTAAAGCCTCTTTAATAATTTGTTTTAAATTTCTCATATATTATAAATTTGGTTTGAGTACTGTTAATACCTCAGGGTATTCTTTATCAAGAACGGCTTCATTTTTACCTTCATAAGGAATATTCTGAAGTACGTATCTAATCGCATTTAAACCTGATACTCTTTTATCCTCAGCATCAATAATAACCCATGGGTGATTAAGTGTAGATGTTTTATCGAATAATTTTTCTTTGAACTCAGTGAATCTGTCCCATAAATCCTGCATTTTGGAATCGTTTGGTGAATATTTCCAATATTTTAACGGGGATTGTTGTCTCATTTTGAATCTTCTTGCTTGTGTGTCTTTGTCTATGGAAAACCACAACTTAAAAAGATAGTCACCCTCTTTTACCAAATCACTTTCAAAATCCTCAACGTTTTCCATAAAGTCTTCGTACTCTTCGGGTGAGCCATAACCCATCACAGGTTCAATAAGACCTCTATTGTACCAACTTCTATCAAAAAGGTTAATCATTCCAGGTCTTATTTGTTTACGATATCTACCCCACCAATCTTTTCTATCTTCAGGTGTGGGTACCCCTAAGGCAATTACATTGTAATACCTCGGATTCAAATTTTCGATGAATTTTTTGATTGTTGACCCTTTACCTGCTGAATCTCTACCCTCAAAAACGATGATTACTGTTTTGTTGGTTTTTTTCAACCACTCTTGGAGTTTAAGTAGTTCTACTTGTAATTCGTAAAGTTCTTTTCTGAAAACTTTCTTTGGTACAATTGATGGTTCCTCGATTTCAAACTCATAGTCTTCACTTTCTGGTTCAGTACCATAACCTGACCTTTCTCTATATTTTAAGGATGTAATTATTTTTCCCAAATATTCTTCAACATTTTTTTTCTTATCTCCTTTTTTCAGAAGAGTCTTTCTTAGACCTCTATTCATCATGTCGAAGTCTATAATCTGATTGTTTGAATAATCAGATATGTCCATTAAGATTTTATCAATCTTATTACTGTGAAGTTTTAGAAACTGCAAAGTTTCAACAAAACTTTTAAGGTTTACGTTCATTTTTTGACCTCCGATTTCCTCTTGTTCTGTTAGGAAACCCATAACCGCACGTATCCTTCCTATTTCATTTAATATAGACATCCAAAATTCTTTATTAATAAATACTAATTTAATGTAAAAATCTGTATTTATAGATACCAAGATACTTTATAAATGAAGATATTACTATCATTCATACTGACCTTATTATGTTTTGTTTCATATAGTGAAAAACAAGACCCAAAAAGGATTTATATTCATCCAATTGAGAACAAGATTCAAATTGGTCCAATGGTTAAGAATCGAAATCTTACTTTTGGGGTAAAAAACATAATATTAGAGAGTCTACAAGAAATGGATTACACACTTGCAGATTCACTTAACAATTCCGACTACTCACTAAAAGTTGAACTTATATATTTCGACATCCTGCAAACCAATACGGGTGTTTCTGTTTTTCACAAAGACAATAGCGAAACAATCCTTAGAATGAGAGGAACACTTTATTCTCCATCTGGTAAAAAAATCAAGGAATATCTATCCACAGGGAAATCGTCCGAGATTTCCATGTCCACAATTATTATTTCTGAAGCAGGCACAATCAATCAACAATCCGTTTCGAATGTAATAAAAAAGTCCTCAGAGGCATTAATCCAAAACCTTTTCAAGTAAAATGAAAAAAACCCTTTTGGGGTTGCTTCTACTAATATGTGGTATTAGTAGTTTTGCACAAACCCCAGAAATAGGTCACTTTCAACAACTTGCAACAGTCAGAAGGGGGGATACGTTAGATGTTGCGTGGTATTACAAACCAGCACCAGGTGTAGACATCCGCGGTTTCCAAGTCGACTGGCAATTTAAGAAAACCCTATTTACCCATCTTTCAACCACGGTAGATGTTGCAGTGAACGGCAACACACCTGTTGTAGATTACAAAACTTGGAACGACTACAAATATGATTCTTACTCCAATGGGAATTATAACTACGTAGCAAACACAGACTGGACAATTGGTAGAAACTATTTGATTCTATCTAACGGTGCTGCTGTTAGTTCCAATGGTTATGTTATTCACAACAAGTACAAAATTAACAACGTAGGTCCAAACTACGATTCAGATTCCATTACCGTTAACTGGGTAAGGATGATAAAACAAGATGGTACGTCAATTGGCGATAACGTTGCTAATCTGTCGTATAAAAAAATGGCAGTGAAGTTATTAGGGAACCTTACCATTTCAGGTAAAGTTTTCTTACCTAACTCAGTAACTTCTAGTGGTTTATTACCAACGATTAATTGTTACGACTTTAATACAAATCAGTTAGTTTCATCAACTGTACCAAACGCATCAACAGGTCTTTATACACTAACTAACATTGAGGAAAATACAAGATACAAAATCGAGTTAAAATTCCCTCAAGATAGTTTGGCATCTCTGAGAGACAGAGCTGTTACAATAACCGATGCGGTAAAATCGTTCAATGAGTTTACATCAACTGATGTTAACTTAGGATATGGTCGTCAGTACTTAAAACACCCATTATCATATCTAATAGGTGATATTAACCTTACAGGTACATTAGATGGTGGTGACCCTTATGGTATCTACGCATCAGTTTCAGGTTTAAAACCAATCGATTTAACTAAATTAATCAACGTATTCAAAAAAGAAGAATACGACAGTTTAGTTTTATCTAACACAACTTGGTCAACTTGGGCATCCAAATCTAACAGAGGTATAATCGTAACGGATTCTGTTGGTACTGAAAACCTAACATTAGACTTAAAGTATTTTATACTTGGGGATGTCGACAGAACACACTCATCTCCTGTATTTGATGGACAAGGTAGTGAGGTTTTAGCATACAATTTTATCGGTAACATGAACATAGAAATACCAAACCAATATGTTGTAGGTCAACCTCTCAATGTTCCATTTAGATTACAGACAAATGGTCTCCAAAATACAGGTTTACAGTTTGAGATGTCCTATGATATCAATAAAGTTAAATTCGAAGGAATACAATCCAATTTGGGTGGGCCGTGGTTACAGTATGTAAACCACGACCCCCAAAAAGGTGTTGTTCGATTCGGAGGAATGAACAATCAAAAAACGGGGGCACTGATTGGAGCGGTGACCCCGTTTAATTTAAAATTCACAGCCATTAATCCAAGCGAGGATATTTCCACATCAGTGTATGTAAGAAAACTTATGGATGCATCAAATTCCATGGGAGAACATTTCAATATTAGTTTAGCCTCAGACGTTACAGTCTTGACCTACAGAGCCATGATGGTTGTTACACCATCACCAAATGAACAAATAACAATCAAATTGTTCCCTAACCCGACTGAAGGGATTATCAACATGGAAATTGGTTTACCAAAACAAACTGTATTATATGCATCTATTTATGATATGGGCGGTAAGGAAGTTATTAATTTGGGTAAAATTCAACCACAAGATTTCGACTCGAAAATTATCAAAAGACTCGATGTTAGAGGTCTCCCTGGTGGATTATACCAATTAGTAGTTTTTGATTCCCGTAATAAAACAACTAAACAATTTATAAAAATTTAAAAAAATGTCTGAAGAACAAATTCAAGAGACAAATGACGGAACATGGTCAGGTCTCAAAAAAACAATCGTAGGTACTTTGGGTACCGTAGTAGCTGGAGGTGGTGTATGGTTAAGTACACTATTGTTTGGTGGTCACGATGAAAAGGCCGCAGAACCAGTACAAGCACAACCTCAACCGACAATCGTCATAAACAACTCTCAACAACAACAGGCAGCACCTGCAGGTGGTACAACAAAAGTCATTGAACGTGTTGTAGAAAAACCAGTAGCAAAACCAGCAGAACCTGTGAAGAAAGAGAAACCTTTCCAAGAGGAACCAAAATGGTAATTTATGCAACCAAACACAGGATTTAAAGAGTTATTAAACTCCATGATGAAAAGAAGGTGGTGGATTACCTTCTTAGTTTTGGGTGGATTTGTTGTTATAATGGGTGCCATTTTTATGGCCATCTTTGAACAAAGCGCAATTAGTGGTGAATGGAAAGAATTATTACTCCTTTTACTAGGAGCGTTTATTGGGTCTTATGGTAAAATTATCGACTATTGGTTCAGCGACACCGACAAAGACAAAATGTTGGTTCAGAAAATGGACGAAGAAGATGGTGTATCGTTTTCTAATACCCAAGATGGTAGTGTTCAATCACCTCAGCAACAATCAATTACCCCCCAAGTCACCCCCCAAGTCATCCCCCAAGTCGGTGTAGAAATCGATGAAGATGGTGATGGTGTAATGGATGGGATAGATGAAGATGGTGATGGTATAATCGACATGTATTTTGAACATCGTCAATGTGAACATGTATGGGGTGATAAAGATGGTGATGGTGAAGAAGAATGTCTTAAATGTGGTTTAATAAAACAAGACTAATATGAACAAATTATCTACAACACAAAAAGGAATCATCATTACAATTTTATGGTTCACTTTGTTGTTTCTATTTGCGGTAAGGGTAACTGCTCAAACTGTTGGTACAACAAAAACAGAATCTTACAAAGCAAGTTTTGAAACCAAAATAAACATTGATTCTCTTATGGATTACGATGGACCTCAAATCCCAATTCAAATTTTAACAATTGGTATAAGTGATGAGGTTTACGAACAATATCCTGAACTTAAAGAGAAAAAAGTTGGTCTTGGTGTTGCTAACATTGTGTTAGAATATCTTTCTGAGCTCAATAGATTCACGTTTACTGAGGACAAAACCGAGATTAAAAACAGAATGGTTAAACAATTCCAAGCATCTCAAGCAGGAATATCACAAGACAAACTTGATGGTAGAGGTAAGATTAGACTTGCTCACTATTTTGTTACAATTGAGGTGTATGATTTTTCAGTATCAGAGGATGAGACTGTTAATCTCAAAGATGGTGTTAAAAACACAGTTAATACAAGACTTGGACTTCAAGTAAGGTTCACAGATGCTGAGACAGGTGAAATTGTGGCAGCATCAGGTTTAGGTGAAGCGAAAACAGTAAGAGAATTAACATTACTTAATGATGATAATTTAAGTGATGTTAAATTCAATCAATCAACTATCGGTATAACTACAAAGAAAGCACTTGATATTGCTTGTGGTAGAATACTCGTTAGATTAATTAAAAAGGGTAAATTCCCGAGATAATGTGCAAAAGATTAAGAACTTTTTTAAGTATATTCTTTATCTTATTTCTCAGCTTGAAAGTTGATGGTCAAACTATGACCACATCTTTTGTTGACCCTTGCACAAAATCTGTAACCACATTTACAATACCTATTCAAGGGGGTACTGTAATATATTTTTATGGTCAATCAAGAACATTCACCGCTGCAGATGTAGCTAGTGGTGAATTTGCCAATTGGATTAATCAGTTATATTCTGATTACAGAAAAATTTCTCCTTGTTCTGTTCAATCAACAACTGTTATCAGAAATCAAATAACGGCTCAAGTAATAGGTAATGTGGTTTCGAGTATTGCAGGTGCAATTGCTTCAGAAACTGCAGGAAATTTGGTTATAGAGAACTCAAAATCTTCAGATAACTCAAAAAATAAATTAAAAAATGGAAATCGTAATAATCCTAATGGCGGTTCCACTTCTAATAGTGGTAGTGTTGGGAGCGGTGGGACTACTAACGGACCTGGTGGAGGCAATCAAAACAATTCTCAAAGTTCTCAAAACAATAATAATCCTGTCGGTGGCGGCGTCAGTAGCTCATCTTCATCTAATCAAACAGGGTTTCAAAACTCTCAACAAACAAATAATTCATCTGATTCAAAAGATAAAAACTCTGAAACTTCTGAAGTAGCAACAACAACACAAATGAACGTTGACGCCAGAAATGAAAAGGGGGGTAATTCAAAGTCAACAAGGAATAATCCTGTGGTTGTATCTTCAGATTTAACAAGTGCACAGAATCTAGATAAATCATTTACGGGAATTATCAACGTCGGAATGTCTCAAACTTCAATGACGGGGACTGCAAGTTGGGGTGTAACATCTATGATTTGGTTCAATCTAAAACAATTTGCACTGAATGGACGTTATACCAAGATTCACTTCAGTAACAACGGTAAACTGAAATGGGTTCATAATATCAATGCCACTGCATTATATAGCTACGGAAATTACATGGGATTTGTGGGTTACAGTGCAATCCTAAACGCAGGGAAGTGGGGTATTACAGGAATGAACTTAAGCGGCATGATTACAAAAGTTACCGACGAAAAAAATCTATTCATAAGTCCATCAATAACCGCTTTTTATACAAAACCATTCAGGTCAGGAAAAAAATTAACAATATCTCCCGAAATTTATATAATTTCTACTCCTCTTGTTTACTCATCTTTTGATAAAGTAACCGTAGGTGATAGAACATTTAGCGGATTTTTAGGTTCGGGTTTTGATTATCAATTAACAAGAAGATTTAAGGTAAACGTGAACTATAAGGCGAATTTGAGTACCAATCCTGATTTTCCAATTCTTTCGTTTTTCTTAATCGGTAGTAAAATTAATTTATGAGGTATCTAATACTAATATTATTTTTTTTTCCGTTATTTTTGTTTGGACAAAGTATAACTTCTCCACCATCAAGGATATATCAATTTAATACATCAAATCAGGACGGAAGTGGGTTTGTATTAAACGGATTCAACTCATCAACAACATTACTGGCGTCGGTTGGATTTGTTAATCCTCCCGCTGGTACTACTTTTAGTCTCACAACAACCTCAGGACTTTCCTTTGCGACAGGGTATAATACGTGGAATAACATTACTCGTATAGCATTTACTGGTACCATGGCAAATATCAATAACGCTTTAGCCTCTCTGAAGGTTAATACAGGTGGAACACTGGGTAATGTTCAGATATCCGTATCTGCAACAGTAAACCCCGTAGGATATTACTATAATCCAATAAATGGCCACTTCTATAGGCCAATATCTACAACAGCAACATATGATAATGCAAAAGCACTTTCAGTTGCACAAACATTCAAAGGACAAACAGGATATCTTGTAACAATAACTTCAGCCAACGAGGAAGCATTTATTATATCAAATGTACCACAAAGTAATATTTGGTTTGCACTTACGGATAGAGCTCAAGAAGGTTTTTGGAGAGTAGATGCTGGTCCTGAAAATGGTACATTGATTAAAACCCAAAACGGTCAAACTGCAGGAAATATTGCAGGCCAATATAATAACTGGTGTAATGGTGAACCAAACAATTCAGGTGATGAAGATTTTGCCGTTACGAAATGGGGTGGTGGTAGTTGTTGGAACGACTTACCAGGTAACGTAAATTGGTCTAATCCCTATGTAATAGAGTTTGGTACATGGACAAACCCTGAACAACAAACATTCACTGATTTTTATAGTGCTAACGTAACTAACCAAGTATCTTTAGGGTCAATTTCAGGAACAATATCAGTTCCAACATTATCATCATATCCATCAATTTCTTTATTTAGAGTTGTTAATGGTGTGGACAACTTTATCGAAACCAAGACCGTAACATCAAGTGGATTTTTCACCTTCAGTGTTCCTTTTCAAAACTCAACATACAAGTTAGTTCCGTCGTTCCCCGTTATTGGTGTTACATCTCAAGATTTCAATCTTGTTTTTGACGAAACAAAAAACATTTCTACACCACCTGTAACACCAACAGGTTTGATTCTAACGGGTACAAAACAATGGAAAGCATCTGATGTAAATAAAAACGGGACTTTAGATTTTGGGGATGCTTACTTAATCGCCTCACACATAACAGGGTTTATGCCAATTACAGAAGTACTTTGGTTTACATCTTCAAATTACGATTTGATTAATAAAAATAATTTTGGAACTATTAGTCCTGTAACATCATTTACACTCAATTTTGTTACAACAAGTCTAACTCAAAACATCAAATATTGTGTTTTGGGTGATGTTAACCTGTCCCATTCTTCACAGTAGAAAGTATTTATATTAAACGTAAATTACTATGCTACTAAAAGTTGGGTCTAGAGGAGAAGACGTAAAAAAACTCCAATCAAAGTTAGGTTTAGGTTCTGATGGTATTTTTGGTAAAGGAACCGAGGAAGCAATTAAATCTTTTCAATTAAAAAATGGGTTAACACCTGATGGAATAGTTGGTGAACAGACTTGGCAAAAAATCATGGGTCAGGCGGTTCTAATTACCGAACCAGCAAAGGTTACTCAGGTATCACAACCTGTAGTATCAAGTGGAACCCTCAAATTAGAAAATTTAAAAGGTCACATTCCTGATAATGTTATTTCTCAAATTCCTGATACCGCTTCAAAGTTTGGTATTGATACTCCTTTAAAATTGGCACACTTTTTGGCACAATGTGGACATGAAAGTGGTGGATTCAAAGTGGTTAACGAGAATCTAAATTATTCTGCTAGTGGTTTGAAAGGAATCTTCGGAAAATATTTTAAAGAAGCTGGTTTAGCTGAATCATATCAAAGAAATCCACAAAAGATTGCAAGTAGAGTTTACGGTGGTAGAATGGGTAATGGTCCTGAATCTACAGGTGAAGGATTTAAATTCAGAGGTAGAGGTTATATTCAATTAACAGGTAAAGACAACTATACCGCATTTGGTAAGGCAATTAATGAGGATGTGGTTTCAAACCCTGATTTGGTAGCAACAAAATATCCTTTATTATCCGCAGCTTGGTTTTTCAGTAAAAACTGTTTGAAAAGATGTGTGGATGCGTCTGATGCAACAGTTACATCTGTAACAAAATGTGTTAACGGAGGTACTATCGGTCTTCCTGATAGATTAAAGCATTTTAAAGAATATTATAAATTATTATCTTAGTTTTTGGTTATTTTACCTTTGTTTGGTATCTTTGACCAAAATTATAACTATGGAACTCGAAGTGAAAGAAACAACGGTAAATACAGAACTCAATTGGGTTATCAAAATTGTTAACTCGGTAAAAACCAAAGACCAACTCGATGTGGCTCTCAAATGTTTTTTACTTTGGGACCTCAAGCATAGTTGTGAACCTAGGTGTAAAGAAAAATCTCAATTAAAAGGGGTTTTTTGGTCGATATATAAAAACAAAGAAGCTAACTTTTTTTGTCCTTAGACGTATCAAATAAAGATTTTTTTTATTTTTTTGATATATTTATCTCTACATCACTCTTCAGAGTGTTCTCATATATCCCTTTTCCAAAAGACCCGTCAAATTAATTTGTCGGGTCTTATTTTTTTATTACATTTGCATTATGGAATCTCTATTATTATATCAACAAATTGAAAACGCCATCATAAAATGGTCAAATGATGGTACGAAGACAGCAGGTTCTCTAACAAGAGAAATTATGGAAATTATAAAAAATTCAAGATGAAAGTAACATTTGCAGATAGTTTTTGGAAATCACTCAAAAGGTTGGCAAGACACCAAACTTGGTGGTACAAAACTTACGAAGTTTTTCGTTATAAAATACCTATGTTCTTGGAAAACCTTTGGTATTTCAGAAAAGAACTTTGGAGATTTAGGTCATGGGACTATACTTTCAATTTAAGTCTTCTTGCACGTTCATTGGAAAAAAGTGCTAACACACTTGAATTTCATGGTAACGAGGTAGAAGTATCAAGGATGAAGAAAGTTGCTAAAATGAAAAGAGTTATTGAAATTATAAGAAATTTGGATGAATCAAATTATATTTCATTAGCGGAAAAGGAATTGGGTGAGTTGAAAAATAGTGGTGGTTGGTTCGACGACATAGAAGATACTCCTGAAGAAAAAGAACATAACAGAAAGGTTTTCGATTTATCAACTGAGCTCGAAAAGAAGGAATGGGATGAATTATGGTCAATTCTCAAAGGACAAGACCATCAAGAATTCATAAAAATTTACGATAAACTATCCGACGAAGAAAAATGGGAGCATTCTCATTGGGAAAATTGGTTTGATGGTTCAGGTATAAAAAATTGGTGGGATTAAAAAATTTAAAAAATATGTGGATAGTTTTTTTAGTAATGTTCATAGTTGTCGCAATTATATCCTACCTTTGGGTTCAAGGAATTGATAACATGCACAAAAATCACCCTGACTATAAAGGAGATGATTTTCTAAATTGGGATAAAGATGAAGACGATAAAAATAACATTCATTAGTGATACTCATAACAAACACGAGTATTTGACCTCCAAGGCCTATAATAACATTTTAGGTAGTGGTGATGTTCTTGTACACGCGGGTGATATCAGTATGATGGGTAAAACAGGGGAAATCAAAAGTTTCTTGGATTGGTTTTCTAATGTTGACTACACTCACAAAATCTTCATTGCTGGTAACCACGATTGGGGTTTTGAGTTGGTGAGTGATATTGCCCCTGAATATAAAGAAAAAGGAGTTCATTACCTTTTCGATAATGGTATCGAAATCGATGGTGTAAAGTTTTACGGTAGTCCTTGGCAACCTGAATTTTTCAATTGGGCATTCAATCTACCAAGAGGAGAAAAACTCGCAGAGAAGTGGGCAATGATTCCTGGTAACACTGATATTTTGATAACTCATGGACCAGCACATGGAATGTTGGATTGGGTTCCAAATGGTCAAAGAGTAGGTTGTGAGGATTTGTTTCAAAGAATTATGGATATCCAACCCAAAATACACGTATGTGGTCACATACACTGTGCTTACGGTCAGAAAAGTTTTAATGGGGTAGAATTCATCAACGCATCAGTCTTAGGTGAGAGATACACACATGAAAACAAACCTATAACCATTTTATTTGATACCGAAACAAAACAAATTGATTACCCATGAAAAATGAATCTGTAATTTCAGAACTCAAAAAGTTGAATCCTGATGATTACGTAAAAGTCAGCATTGACCTTTATAGAAAGTCGCTACTCGAAATTTGTTACCACAATGGTTCCAAATTCGATAAACAGTTTTCTTGTGATTCCGAAACTACTTGGAGAGGAGCTAACTTAGTTTGTGAACAATTTAACGTCTCCGAACTAATCGAACTTTTAGAATCCAAAGACTTAACTGAAATGCAAGACCTTGACTTCCCTGATTTGTCTATAGAGACCTCTACGGACGGCGATGTTGACGTAACTAATGTTGAGTGGGACGAACCCTTGACTGAAGAAGAAGAGTCAGAATTCAGTCCTATTGACCTTTATTGGGATTCTGAAATTACAGATTCTGAATTAAATTTTGGTACGGGTAGTATTCATACCATGATTATAGAACATAACGATTCAATAATTGCAAAAATTACTGAAAATGAAGATTAATGATGGACATTATTTAGAATTAATGGATAGATTACACGTACAAACATGTATGATTGAATCTCATTTGGTGGGTCATCCGATAACCAAAAGAATTAAGAAAGTAAAAAAATTAATAAATTCAGCACAGTGGGCTCTACTTGAAGCCTATCAAGTTGTTGGAGAAAAAGATTATGAAAGAGAACAAAAAAATAATCCAATTGCCGAAGTTGTACTTGGACGACGTAAGAAATCCAAAGACTAAGGGTTGGACTATTGTAAGAAATTACGAGGAATTCGTTAAACACATTGAAGAAAATGGTCTTCCTGATGAAATATCATTTGACCATGATTTGGGTGAAGATATCAAAACGGGTTACGATTGTGCAAAATGGTTGTGTAACTACTGTTGGACAAATGGGATTCCAATTCCGACTTATAATGTTCACTCAGCTAACCCTGTTGGTAGAGATAACATAATTGGAGTACTCAAATCCTTCGAGCAAAAACTGAATGATTAAAAAAGGTGAGTTAATTCTCACCTTTTTTTGTATTTATAAACATGAGCGTGCTATCTAATCAACCATTAAAAGTTTTACTTGTATTATCAAAACAACTCATTGAAGATGAATTCGAATATAGAAATCCTTGGGACTATGAACATGATAATATGAAAAAATTAAATACTAGCGGGGCTTGGATTGGAGAAAAATTCGATGAAGACGACATGGAATTTATTGCCGCATTCATTTTGGAAAATCTCAAGATAATACTTAGTTCAATACACAATGAACTAACAAGCTCAGAAGCAATAGAAGCACTTTCAATTCCAAAAAAGAAAAAATATACTGCTTACTACGAAATTTGGGGCTCAGCGACTTTGACCGAAAAATATAAAACCACTTGGAAATCTTATTATAAGGATTGGGTGAAAGATTCGCTAAGATACAGTTACAACGAGGGTAATTTTGACTACTATGAAGGACATTATTTAGAGCATGAATCAGACAACTTTGAGCCAGACAATTTTGATATAACTTACGTAAATGAACTAAACGAAAACAAAGTACCAATTTTAGATAAATTAGTTGTGGAAAACACTAAGGATTTGTTGGACAACTTAGATAGAGATACTCTATTGAAACTCAGGAATTTGATTAATCAGAAACTTTCTTCTTAGCCTCTTTTGCAAGTTCCCCTAAGGTTTTTTTCTTGGAACCAGGATGAACGTAACCCCTTTTATATTTATATTCTACCTCGACAGGACCGTTTGTCGTAATTTTGGAGTTATATTTCCAAATCGAGATACACTCGTCGTCTTCAAATACGTATTCGTATTTTGTGGGTTTGGGCTCAGGTTTTTTCTCGAAAGGCATAGTACAAAATTACTCAGTTTCACAATTCAAACCAAGAAAATCTTCATCAAAAGATTTTGGTAAACCTTTCCCTGTATCGTAGACCCAATTTCCACAGTCTCTTTTTTTCTCTGCGGGATAGACTAAGATGCCACCGATATCATAAGATAATAATTTTGAGTATTTGGCTTGTGAACTCTTTATTTGGATTGGTACCCATTTGTCTTCAAATTTGACCATCAAATCACATTGGAATGTGATATCAACAAGGTTTCCATATGAAGAAAAAATTCTAATATTTTCTCTTGGAATACCGTTATACAACAAATCACTAATGAAGTCCCTTTCAGCGGATTCACCTTTTTCTGTAGTCTTTTTAATTCTTTCCAACATTCTTCTATAATCGTAATCGGATTCTGAATCATCCGCACTTATTAGTAAAGAGAGAACATCTCTGTCGGCTAAGCTCAATTCAGGGACTTTTAGTTTTATCAAATCCCTTTGCTGTGGGCCATAACCAGATAAATCAACTATAGTTTCAATAGGTTTTTCTTTGAAGTAGTTTTTTACTTTTTCTGTAACTGTTCGCCCTTCTAACTCCCCTTCTACGTCGCTCTTTGCAATTAACTTTATCCAATTTGTATAGTTGGTATTAATTCTATTGAGTATTGACCAGTCGTCTTTTTCTATAAATCCAAAAAAATCTCTAGCACCTAATTGTCTAATCAACTTATTACATTCATTCGTGATTGTAGATTTGTACTCTCTATCTGGAAAATCAAATTTTTTTCCTGTGTCTTCAATGTTATTTTTGAAGAACACTAAGTCTCTAACGTTTTGCAGAATCCAACTCCTTTCAGGTTGACCAACTTTGATGTTTTTGTTGTTGTTTAGCATGATTCTTTTGCTACTCCTGATTAGGTCGTTGTATGTTTTTGTACCTAAATCCTTAATCAAATCATGAATTTTTTGGTTGGTTCTTATAGAATCCAAAATTGATGTTGCGTAGTATTCCTTTTTAAATTGTGATACCGCCTTATTATATTCCGCCTTTGTAATTTTTCCGAAAACTCTTAGTTTACGACCAATGTCCTGCAAGGTTATATCAGGTCCCTGATAATTCCTTAGCATTTCATATGTGTCGTATTTTTCCTCTTGCTCCTGTAAAAATTTTCGAATAGAACTTTTCATCAGTAATAAATACCAAAATAAAATAAAAATCCCCTCTTTTGGAGGGGATTAGTTAGTTTACTCTTCAGTAACGTCAGACTTTCCTTTGTTAATCCATTTGTCGATTGACCCGATTCCAAAAGAACCAAGAACCAACCATAGGAATGCATTAAAGATGAATTCGTTAATTACAAGGTCTTTTCCTAAAGAACCTGTAACGATGTCCGCAATTGCGAACCCAGTCATCATAACAAATGCTAAAAATCCAACGACACTTTTTTCATTGATTGCGTTGTTGTCGTTAAACAACTGTGAGAAAAATTTTTTCATAGTATTTGGTAATTTACTTACCAATAAATATTTCAAAAATTTTAAGAATTACATTTTAATTAACCACCAAGCTTACGTAAACTGGGAATCCAATGTTATACGGAGTTGATGCGGATTGTATAAGTATTGCAGTTCCTGAAGGAATATTCGTAGGTGGAGCACCTATACCAGCACCAAAGACAAATCCATTATCTGTTGGTGACGATTCCCAATATTTGAAAGAATTTGTATCACCTGAATATATTGCGGTATTTCCTGTTTGATTGAATGTTATTGTTACACTTTGTCCTGTGAATCCAGAATAATAGCTTGTCCTATCAATTCCATCATTATCAAAAGAATTGAAATAGAATCCTCTTCCTCCTGTTGCCAAAACATTTATATCTGTACTACCTGATGATACCCCTCCAGTATTATTCATAATCGAATTACCCGCTGATGGGAAGGTATATGGTGTTGCAACTAAATTGAATGAGTATCCTGTAAGAGACACAACATATGAATTCCAAAATCCATTATTTGTTAACCATACACTTGCATCAGTTGCCGATGAAAATGTTTGTGGTGTAGAATATTTTCTTGAAATATATTCGGATAATTGAATGAATGAATTATCATCTCCAGGAACTTTACTTCTCCAAAATTGTACAAATCCTGTACCTGATGCAGGTAATGGCTGAGTTCCTCCTGATTGAGGATATCCAATTACGTAACCCAAATCTTCATTTGGACCATTTTTCCATATAAGTCCACCATATCCTTCTGATACAGGTAATTCATTTGTTCCAATTGCTAAATCACCGACTTGTGTTGTTGCTGAAACGGTGGAACCCGTGTTATATGCGAAAGGTCTAAAAGTTGCCATCATTGTATGTTCTTGGTAATTTTGATTTACTCTCAATAAATACCCTCAGTAAATTAAAATTATATACCGTACAAAGATTTTCTAGAATTAAAGAAATTAGTTACTTGAGTTTGACTAATTGCACCATTCCAAACTCTCCATTGTCCAATGTAACCTCTAAAATAACCGTTTGCACCTCCCAAATATGAATTTGCAGTATCAGGTCTTCCTAATGTTAAAGTTGTTGATGGAGGATTGGCTTTAACTCCGTTCGTTGTTGAAATTAATGAACCATTTACATACAACTTGAGATTTCCACTAATAGGGTCGTATGTTAGTACAATATAATACCATGTGTTGACTGAAAAATTTGGTCCTTGAATATATGGGTTAGGTGAGAAATTATCAGGGAAAACACCACCATTTATTTTTCCTCCAACAAATGCGAGTTGAGCATCATTCCATCCTGTTGGTGGGAATCCACTCCATTCTGCAATCAAAGTACCGTTCTGTGTTTTAGTTGGATAAGCCCATATCTCATATGTTAGTCCGCATGTATCCATATCATTACCGAAACCAGATATTGGTATTACAAATGAAGTTGTTCCACTCAAGGCAACAACTTGATTTCCATTAAATGTCGCTAACGCATAATCGTTATATAATGTGGCGTTTCTTCCATTACCTGAGATATCCGCCCAAATGTTACTTGTGATTCCTGTTGTAGAATCTAACTCCATCAGTTTGGATGCAGCACCACAACCAATCCCAAATGAAGTCCAATAACCGTTTGACTCTAACCATGTTTTAGCATCATTTCCTGTTGCAAAAGTTTGAGAAAAATTTGCAATATATTCAGCTAAACTTATGAATGTACCTTCGGTCAAATCCTCAGACCTCCAAAATTGAACGAATCCTGTTCCTGAAACGGGTAATGGTTGTGTACCCGCGAAGTTCGGGTAGGCTATAACATAACCAAGCTCTTCATCAGCGCCATTTTTCCAAATCACACCACCATATCCTTCAGATACTGGTAAGTCATTTGTTCCGATTGCTAAATCTCCTATTTGTGTTGTTGCAGATATTGTTGAGCCTGTGTTATAGGCGAAAGGTCTTGTTGTTGCCATTTTTTTTATTTATAAATATCAAGTTTTTTTATCCACACTGACCCCAATTTATCACAAGGGTTCCAGTAACTTGAATAAAGGTTGCTCCATCAGTAATTGTAAATTTTGCACCTACAGGGGGAATTGTTAATTCTTTATTTCCAAAAACTTGGTCACCCTTTCTTAATAAATGAAATGGTTTATAAGAATAAATCACAACATTACAAGGGGTTCCAAAGTTTACAGAATTACACACATCTTGATACCAACCACCAGTTATTAAACATCTTACATAAAGTGGGGTTGGAGTTAGAGTCGGGGTAGGAGTGTATGTTGGTGTTGGTGTTGGAGTATGAACTGTTGGTGTCGGAGTAAGCGTCGGAGTAACTGAAGGGGTGAGTGTTGCTGTTGGTGTTGCCGAAGGACACGGTCCAATAATTTCAATAGTCAAAGGTGAACTATATTCTTCCTGTATCAAATTTTCGGCACAAACATATGCTCTATCCAATGGATTTAAAGGAGAAACACTGATTATACCTCCCGTACATCCAGTCCATCTATAATACCCCTCTTCAACGCTGTTATAATTGGTAATTTCGTAGTAGTTACACGCCATAACTATAAATAGAATGGGTATATAAAAAAAAAGGGGAAGCCGTCGCTTCCCCGAATCTCCGTCGAGATAATTTTGGTCTAATTTTTTTGAACTAAGGGCGAAAGACCGATAAACCCGTGGGAGTGGACAACTCCTGTTTTGTACACATGTCTCAAAACATTCAAGAAAAAGACGTAGTTGTTAGTTTATTGAGGATAAAACTGGATTGACCTTTCCACGTAAACCTCCCGTGTTTTGATTGACCTTCAATTTTCTAATTTATAGAGCGGAGAAGAAAATAGGTCGGGTGAGTATGGGGAACCACCACAAGAAAACCATTCCGCTGTCCATTTGTTTTACAAAGATAAGAAAGATTTTAATGCCTTCCAAATCTTTTCAAAAAATTCAGATAAAAATCTGAAAATTTCGTGGTTGGGAGTGGAGTCGAACCACTGGCACACGGTGTTCACCCGCTGCTCTACCATAAACCCCGAAGAGTTACTGAGCTACCTCAACCAATTGTCTTACAAAGATATGTTATCTTGTTCAGACTATCAAATTTTGTAAGAACTTTTTTTGTTCGAAGACCGAGTATCTTTCATCGCCTGTAAGTTCCGAACTGAATACAAAACTAATAACTAATTTTTATTCCGTCAAATTTTTTTTGATATTTATTTTTATGAAAAAATTATTAATAGTAACCCTTTTTTGTCTGAGTTCAGTTATCTCATATTCACAAGACACTGTTAGAATTAAACATACAAATTACAGTACGGTTTTCTCAAAATCTAAAAAGTATCCTTTGGTGGTTGAATGGTGGGTTACAAAAAATATGGTTACCTGTCCAACTCCGTTGAAAAGAAAAGACAACTTCAAGCCTGACCCAAAACTATTTCAATATACTGATTTATCAAAAGATTATGTGGGAAGTGGTTTCGACAGAGGACATATGATGCCAGCGGCAGATAACTTATGCCAAACTCAACAGGTTCAGGATGAGTGTTTTTATTTTTCAAACATGGCAGCACAATATCATAGTTTGAATGCTGGTGATTGGAAGTCTTTGGAAACTTTCGTTAGAGAGGAAGCCAAGAAAAGTGATTCAATTCGTGTGTGGTGTGGTAATATTGGTGAAATCAAAAAGATTGGTTCTGTATCTGTACCAAAATATTGTTGGAAAGTAATTTACATCAAGAAAGAAAATATTTGGAAATCATTCCTATTTGAAAACAACACTTCAAAACCTGATGGGTTTCAAAACAACAAAGTCGAGATTTCTGAGATTGAAAAAATGACGGGTCTAAAATTTAAGAATTAGAAACTCCGTCGAGATATTTTTTTATTGTTCTTCTGATTTTTTGTTCTCCTAAAGAAACCCATTCGTCTTCAATAATCTGAAATATTTTACCAACAAGGTACTTCTTGTTATTCAACAAAGGTCTAGTCTTATCTTCAATTTGAATAAATTTTGCAGGTTGTTTCATCCAATCAAAGTTAATTTCGTGAGTGGGAAAATGTCTTTTGAGATAAGTTAATAACTCATCTGAGGTGTCCTCAACATATTTCGATAAAATATCTTTTCTTTCTTCCTCTGTGATACGCATATTCATAAATATAGTTCTATTTATTTGAAAAATCTAACTATGGCAAAAGCAAAAGGTGGTGCAAGTGTATCAAGAAAAATTTCCTTCGGTAAAAGAAAAGGAGGAGTTGCAAAGAAATCTTATAACAAACACAATCCAAGACCAAAAGCTTATAGAGGACAAGGACGTTAACTTCAGTTCTCTCATAAATTAGTTATAATTTTTATCATGTTAGATAAGAAAAGAAGACTTTTTCGCCTAATAGAATCATACATCAATGATTATCAAAAAGACGCTGTGGAGGAAATGTATGGTGTTGGTACAAAAATAAAAATCCACAATATGGCTGAGTCTCAAGCTAGAAAATCAATCTTATTCGAAGCAATAATAATTTTGGGGAACACAATTACCGAACAAGTGATGGACAGGAAATTGGCAGATGTATTGATTCAAGACGCAGTTGTCTATTTTTTTCCTGACCAATCTATTAAAACTTATGTGAGATGGGATGTTTAGAGAGCTCTTTTTCTCATTTCATCTATTAACTCGCTATTTTCTTTTTGTAAAAACTCTACTTTAACAGTAAGTGCAGAAACCTTTTCTGTTAGTAAGAGGATGGTACTTCTCATATCATCTTTTTCTCTAGAGCTTTCTTGTAATAAAGCTTCTAATTTCGCAATTCTGTCTCTACAGTCATGGCGAATAAATTCTTCATCTCTTTCTTTTCTCATTGCTCTTTTTTCATAGAATCTCCACGCACTTGCGGAACCTAAAACTGTAATCACGGTAATAAGAACCGTCCAAACTGAATCATTCGTCATAAAAGGGAGTTATTTTTTATACTTTTATAAATACAAAAAAGTCAAGAAAAGAATTTTTTTTCTTAAAAGAATTTCTGGGCCGAGGGAAATAATTATTATTCTTATAGAATAATAATAAAAGTTATAAAAAATAAAAAAACTAGTAATACTAGTTCTAGGCGATTTCAAACGAAATCGACACAACACTCTAAATTCAAAAGACTTTCCAAAAGATTAGTAACTTCGTTAATTGTAAAATTTGACTCCAAGTAAGGAGAACCCGATTTGTTTTCGATGGACAAAAAAATTGTGTGAGAATCGGGTAACCATTGGTCACTATTTTGGTCATATTTCTGTGTTGGCAGTACAATCACCTCTCTGATTTTTAAACTATCCCCATAAGAAAGTTCAAATGAGGATTCCACCAATCTCTTTATTCGTTTAATTTTGTCCACGTCATATCAGAATTTAAAACGACTGAGTATAAGTATTTTTTATTCCATTCTTTGGGTCCAATTATAGAAAGTGTTCGTCCACCATCATCGTCTTCATATAAGTGATATATCTCCCCTATAATCGGTTCAAATTTGTATCTTGACTCGTAGACCTCTTGCTGTAAAAGAATTGAATTTTGGAGGGTTTCTGCATCTTTAACGAGCTCTTGGTATCGTCTCTTGATAACCCTATCCACTTTGATTATCCCCTGTTTTTTAAATGCCGTCAAATCGGTAGGTTCAATCTTAGGTGCACCCACATGAGTAGGATATGGAATACTCATTGGTTGTAAATTAACCTTATCTATGTGGGATTGTGTGGACATAAAAAAAATGTCCCAATTGGGACATTATAATATTAAAAAATTATTTTAAAAAAGACAATTACTGCCCTTTAATCATTCCTATACCGTGTTTTAGAAATTCCTTAGCTCTTGGTGAAACGTGTTGCATCGCATAAACTTTTTCGATGTCTTTAACTAATTCTTCACCATGTTCATTTTCCTTGTAAAGTTCTATGATTTTATCCATGGCCTTAGAACACTCTTTTTTTGTTTCGTCAAAATAATTGTAAGGTTTGAAAGACTTGATGTGGTTCATGATTTCATAAGCTAAATGCTCACCACCATCAGAAACCTTCGGGTGTAATCTTAAAGTCTTTAAAAGCTCAAGTTTATCAACTAAACCTCTGATACCATTCTTTCTTAGTCTAACACCCTCAATGTAATCATCATCTTCGTCGTCACCAACAATTTCTTCTAACGATTTAGTATTTCCTGCGTGGCAGAATTTTCTGTCCTCTGATTTTTCAGCTTCGTTGACCTGATATATTTTTCTGATTCTCTGTTTTTCGTCCTCAGTTATAATAAATCTATTACCCATGTCTATAAATACTGCGATATTTACAAAATTTTTTAATCAAACGTATTGTGTATAAACGAAATTTTATCCCCGTCTGATAATAATTCTTTAGTAAATGAAAACGGGTCATAGTCAAACTTGTAAAAACAAGGTTTGAAAAATTCGTAGACTAATTTTGCGCTTTTAACATCATAAGCATCTTGGAATGAATGGTACCTTTCGTTTTTGAAGGAATTGTCCTTTAATAAATCATTAATTCGTTCTATTTCACCTTCTTCTTTGGAAATAAAAGGAAGTTTTATCAAATCTTCTTTTAAATTTTCCATTTTGATAAAATAATCAACGTCTTGCTTTTCGAATGTCCATTTTTGAAAAAAATTATTAACGTCGTCGTAACGTGGACTTAAAAAAACGTAAAAACCTAACGACCAAAAATTTTCAGCAACCCAAATTGAAAATTTTTCTTTGAAATCCTTGATATTTCTCAAAATAGGTTTTTCTAAATAGAATTTTTGATAACATGCGAAAACTCTATCATAAGGATTTCTAATATTTGTGATTATATTGAAGTTTGAGTATTGTTCAGACAACTTATTTTCGTGAGAATGGACTGTTTGTCTAAAATCCAACAATTTGTAGTCATTCTTCTTAGTTACTGAGAAGAAATTATAATTTTCAAAGATTTTTTTAGTAATTGAACTACCAGTCCTTTCAGGTGCAAGCCAAATTACTCTGTTTTCTAAAGAAATGTTCATATTTTAATGAAATTATTAACATTTTGGATTGTGTAAACAGAATCATACCTGTCTTCACAAAAATCCCAAAGTGTTTTGAATTTCAAGTAGGGATGCTTACGAGATTTTGACCATTTTTTTGCGGTTTTGAAATCATCAACAGTCCAAGATAGTTTTCTTGTTGGAGTTTGGACAAATAAACTCCTGAATTTCAAAAATAATTCAAAAAGAGTAATTCTAATCCTATAAATAAAGTTTCGAAGTTTCATTGAAGATTTGTTTTGCAATTATTTCTAATCTATCAATTTCTTTTTGGTCTTTTTCTGATACCTCAAAGTTTTTCGCTTTAATTTGTCTGATTTCTTCCTGAACCTTTTGATATTGGTAGAGATATCTGTTATATAGTTCGGCTTTTTGTTCGTTTGTAAGTCTTTGCATGATGATGTTTTTGAAAAAATAAAAAAAAGGAACAAAATGTAAATTATGTTCCTTCTTTGGTTGTGTTGTAGATTGAATTTAATTCATCCACAACGGAGAATATTTTATTTTTGGTGTCTTGTTTGATTTTTTTTCCTACCTTGAATAGATAATTTAGTTCTTTCAACTTATTCATGATTTCATCCAAAGAATCTTCCAAATTTTCATTACCAGCACTTGTGTCGTAATGGACAGGTTGAACATAAATGTCCAAATCCATAGCCGCACTGTTAGAACCTGTTTCTAATAACCTTCGATATTGCTTTTCAGTAATTAGAATTGTTCTCACAAAATTTAAACGTTAGATAAAGTCACATTAATGACTGTAGACGAGTTTAAAGAAGCCCAATCCAGTAATTTATCTTCAGAATTTGCAGATACTTCAATACCAGAACCGAAACTGTGGTCTCCCTTCAGTTTATTTCCACCGATATTTTCTAAATTTAAATAAACACCATCATTTACTCTGAATATAACTTTGAAAAGACCCAAAAAAGCGCCACAACTTTCATCAGAATAGACATTGAAAATTTTGTCTTCAGTAACATCGAGTAATTGTACGGTTACATCTTCAGTTACACCTGATGGTTTATGAACATAAGAGTCGTTCAAAAGTTTTATGAATTTGTTTGATTCATTTCTAATGTTAAGAGTTGCCATAGTTTTGATTTTCTTAATAAATAGTCTAATTTTTCTTAAGAAATATTTATTGGTATGAAAAATATATTTTTACTAATCGTTTTAATACCTGTGTTGAGTTTTTCACAAACTTCAACATGGAGGACAAACCCACCAACATCAAATCCAAGCTCTAATTCATCATCTTCACCGAGAGTAACCACAAACACTCCCTCTGTTAGTACTTGGAGAAATTCTGAACCAAAAGAATTCAATAAACCAAGAACTAATAATACAGTCATCGTTAGAGACCCATGGTTTGATATGGGATGGAATAGATGGGGAATGTTCGGAGGACCACAATTCGGATGGAACAGTTATTTACCGACTTGGTATTTGAATGATTGGGGTTATAGACAACCAGCAAGAGTGTACTACTATAATAATGGGAAGACAGACACTATCAGGGGTAAGAGACCGATAGTGAGTTTCGGTTTACATCACACAACGAACAATCAAATGGGTGCTTTTTTCACAATTGGAAATAAAGGTTATTTCGTTTTTGATTTCAATACAACATATAAAAGAGACCGTTCTACATTTTTTCCTTATGGAACCATAAACCAAGTTGATTTCCCCTTAATTTCTGACTTGGTGAAAGAAAACAGTTTTTATTTCGGTGCAGGAAAAAGAATAAAGAGATTTGGTTTACATGCTATGGTTGGATTTGCAAATGAGAAAATATTATGGAGAGGAAAAGACGACATTGGTGAAATAACTTTCCCAAAATCTCAACAAAGGTTTGTTACGTTTAAGTTTGGTGCACTTAAAGATTTGAAAAACTTCACTTTGAAGGCAGACTACGACCCAGTTATAAATTACGGACAGTTAGGTGTTGGTCTAAATTTCTAAAAATGATTACAGTTTCCGAAACAGCAGCAGAAAAAGTCAAATCTTTAATTGAAGAGAGTGGGTACAAAACTCCATACTTACGTGTTGCCGTGAAAGGAGGTGGATGTAGTGGTTTGTCCTACGATTTATCATTTGATTCAGACCAAAATCCAACCGATACACTCTCAGAAGATAAGGGTGTTAAAATATTAGTAGACAACAAATCCCTTCTTTATCTATTCGGAACAGAACTTCAGTTTTCTGATGGTTTGAATGGTAAAGGTTTTGAATTTATCAATCCTAATGCTAGTCGAACCTGTGGATGTGGTGAAAGTTTTGCGGTCTAACTTTATTCTTTTTATTTAGGTATTTATAAAACAGTAATATGAAGAAAAATATAATAGAAGCTGTTGGTGTACCCGCAAACATTCACGAGACATCCGAAAAAATATACAAGAAAGTATTCAATTGGGTTAAAAACCTCAAAGAAGAGGATTTGGAACCAGGTGTAGGTGCCCAAAAAGATTTTAGAGGACAGTTTCAGATTGCCGACTATCCATTTTCAACAGTGAGGGTAAAACTTGGTGTGGAGCCTCACAAAAAAATTACCGAACCTGAATTGATGTCCATGAGTGTACAAACTCAATCGAAGAAAACTCCTGATTTCAAACTTCAGACAATCAAAAGTAAGACAATCAACATCCTCGTTCTGATTCTCGTTCCAAAAGGTTGGGATTACAGTGAATTACCTTCTTTTTTTGAAAAGAACAAGAATGAAATAATAGAAAATTTCAGTCATGAATTGAAACACGCTTACGACCATCATAAGAAAGAATATGATAGTATGGAAACTAGAGCAATTTATCAAGGTGCCGTTGGTTCGGGTATAGGAATTGACGCTGTTGATAGATTTATTCATGATATCTACTTCACTTCCGCTAATGAAAATTTAGTAAGACCAAGTGAAGTCTTAAGTGCGATTAAAGCCAACAAAATTTCACAAAAAGATTTTTTAAATTTCTTAACAAATCACACAACTTATCAAAATTTTAAAAGAATACAGAATTTCAATTTTGAACAGTTTACTCAAGAAATTCTCTCCAAACCAAAACAGGTAGATAAATTCTTAAAAAAACTTGGTCTGGACCCAACTACGATGAGGGACAAAACCAAAGTTAGAAGAGTGTTAGAAGCGACGTACAATTACATTGTTAACACTACAATTTCTAACTATAGTGATATGTTAAAACAGTCAATTTTAGACGAACTCATAGGATTCCAAGGAGAACAACAAGTCATGTTTACTAATTTCATAAAAAAGGTAACAAGGTTCAAGAAACCTGAAGATTTTTACAAATATTATGAAAAACAATTCAAATATGTTGCGGATGAAATGATTAGAAAAATTTCTAAAGTATATTCTTTAGTTGATAAGTAAGTAATCTTGAACAAAAACTTTACCCTTTCCATTTTTCAAATTAAGATACTTTTTAGTAAATCCGTAAGTGAATCCGTATCTGTTGTTGAACTCTAAAAGTCCTTTTTTCTTTTTCAAAAAGTCAGAAATATAATATTCCTGTGAGCCTCCCCTTCTATGAATTGTTCTTAAAGGTAAGTCAAAGTTTTTTTCAAACCACTCACCAATTAAATTAGATAATTCTTTTGATTCTAATGAAAATAAGCTTTTATAGGGTTTGAAAAATGTTTGATTATAATGTAATTCCCCATTAGAAGTGGCTTTTAAAAACCATTCACGAGTATCTTCTTCGATAATCCAAAAATCACTTTCGTTAGTAAAAATTTGTTTCTCGGCAATGTCTTCAGCCAGCTTATTGAAAACAAACTTTTTCAAATTTGGATGAATTATAGGCATATTTTTAGTTGTCGACGGTTTTGACTTGTTCATCAAAATTGCGGATAAACCATTTTCTAAATGGTTCCTTCCATTTATCACCGAAATATCCGTTCAAAATATTTTCATATTTGTACTCTACTGTTACCGTAGGACAAATATCTCTTGCATGACTATCGGGATTGAAATATTCACAATCATACCATCTAAAACAAGTATCATCGTTTTCATAATCCCCAATGTAAAACTCCATCCTCGTTAAATCATCACCCTCTTCACCTGTCTCGTCATCATATTCATAGGGTACAGTGTAGTGAATATTATCCACATCAAAAAGCACATCCAAATAATTGGTTATTGTCTTTTCTAATTTGGATTCAGAAATTATGTACTTCATTACGCTACGTTGGAATCTGGTTTCTTGATTGATGCAATAATCGGTTGTCCCATACTTTTAACTTGTGATGCAATTTGGGATACCATTTGTTCATACTTTTTTCCTGAGGCGTACCTATTTCCGTTTTTGTTTACGAAATTATCTAACAAATCAGATGCTGTTTTGTCCCCAACCAAATAATTTTTAGCAATCAAATCATAATAAGTTTGAATTCCACTTTGTACTGAATTGTGTTGAACATTTGCTCCCGAATCAGTGTTCCCAACATTATACGGGTTTTTAGTTCTGATTGGTCTTGACGTAGGGTCTTTTGAAAATCCTCCTTCAGCTGCAAGTTGTCCAAGTGATAATTCAACAGGAACATATTTTCCAAACTTGTTTTGTGAGTTTTTAGCTGCGTCAGCTAACATTGAGCCTGTTATACCCAAAAGATTTGACGACCTTGAAGAAATAAAATCATTGGCAATTTTTTCATAAGCCTTGTAATCTTCAGGATTATTCATATCTAATTGAGGAAATTCACCAGCAGTATTTGATGAAGATTTAGTCTCTGTTTCCGAATTGTCTTTGGAATCTCCTTTATCTACTTTCATATCTTTCAGTATGTCTCCGATAACATCTTTACCTTGACCACCAAAAACATTTCTGACTAACAAATCAGTGAATTCTACCTCTGAAATTAATATTTTATATTTTTTTCCCATACAAATAAATACAACAAAAAACCCTCTTTTTAGAGGGTTTTTTTTATTCCAATACTTCGGTCAAAAAATATCTTAAGTTATACCCTTCAGAAACATTAATAATTGAAATTACCGCTGTTCTTGATTCCTTATGTGTAAGAACATCAATCTTTACCATTTGGTCCTCTCTTAAATCCTTCGCGGTGTACCTATAACCTGAAAGACTTTTGGTATTCATCTCTTCTTTACTATTTTCATAAACTTTAAACATCGATGGTTTTTTAGCTTGAAAACTTATGAATTGAGGTTCAACGACTACAGTGATGTTAACATCAGAATTTTTTTGATATAACTCCCACGATTTGTTGACGTTGTCGTAAGTGTACATCTCAGTTAGAGTTGCTTTGTAGTAGGTCTGTGCTGATAATATCAAACAAGATACTATCAAAGTGAGAGTTAAAAGTAATTTTTTCATTTTTATTAAATTATGGTGATTGAATTTATTTTGTCTCCAGCTTGAATACTATCAATAATGTCGACACCTTCCATCACTTTTCCAAAACAGGTGTGGTTTCTATCTAAATGTTGTGTATTTTGTCGGTTGTGGCAGATAAAAAATTGAGAACCACCAGTATTTCTCCCTGCGTGTGCCATTGATAAAACTCCTCTATCATGGAATTGATTTGGTTTATCTACTTCACATGGGATTTGATACCCAGGTCCACCCGTTCCCGTACCGAGAGGGCATCCCCCTTGAATTACGAATCCAGGAATAACCCTGTGAAAGTTTAATCCATCATAGAATTTCTTTTCGATTAACTCTATAAAGTTTTTTACTGTTACTGGTGTTGCGTCATCATATAAGTCCGCAATCATATCACCTTTGTCTGTTGAAATTTTTACTTTAGTCATAATTTAAAAAATATATGCTCTTTTTTTCAAAACATCAACATCTGGTTTTGGATTTGGGGCACTTTCCCATTCAACTATAAAAAGTTGATTCATAAAATAATCAAATTTGACTTTATCTATGGAGAGATATTGTAATGCAGAATATAACTCTTGTGTTATAGTGTTATTGAATTCTCTTATAACAACTCCAGTCATCTTTTTTTCCAAAAAGAAATCCTTTTTAGTGGAGTAGATTTGGATGGAACCTAAAATGTTACCATCAACGTGAAACGGAGATATGATTGTGGGTCCAATTTTTATGCCCCCAACAGAGAAAAATTTTTCAAATAATGGATTCATATAAAATCCAATTTAAAAATAAATTTTTATTTTCTCAAGTGATTAAAATTGAATTCAATTACCGATTTTTCGGGTAGGGGCTCATGGTATCTGTATCTCGGTCCGATAAATTCTCTAAAATCACCTTTTAGTTTTTTTGTTATAGACTTTTCAACTCTTTCTTTAGTTACACCTTCCATTTCTCCTTTCAGATAATTTTCAGGTGTTTTTACTCCTTTATAAGTCATCGTGTCTAACTTAAGAACGTCTACAACATCAACATTTATAATAACTTTGTCTCCTGTATCATCTATGGAGTTAATTCTGTATTTCGCTTTAAACCCTTGTTGGTCATCTTGCGGCTCTCCCCAAGTGTATCTACTCTGAGTAAGGGTTGCAAGTCTCTTGTTTTGTAATTCTTGTTCTTTTGATTTTAAAGATTTTCTTTTGTGTTTGATAATGTCTTCGTGAGTTGCACCCATTTCTAACATTTCCATCTCTTTTCTTGTTACAATATAAACTCTATCATCCAAAACATCACTCCACTCAACAGGGTTTGAATTTCTCATTTGACGACCTGTAGAAGATGAGTAGTGTTCAAATATCTCATACCATCTATCGTTTTTAAAAATGTAAATTGGATACCATCTGTATGATTTTACAACATAATATGGAACCCCTTTGGCATCTTTCGACCAGTATCCCTCTAAGTTTGAACCTTTGAATGGTAGTTGAGCAACTGTATATAAATCGGCTTGAGTATTAGGAGTTGTTTTCCCTTTCATTTCCCTTGGGTCAACAAAGTTTTCTTTTGTTATCGAACTATAATCACCGTCTTTTCTATAATTCAAAAGATATAATTCGAGAAGATATAACTCATGACCTTTAGGTAAATTCATATAGTCCGTTAGACTTTTGATTAAGTCCAAAAGTTGTGCACGTGTTTTTTTGGTTTTTTTCTCTTCATTTAGAAAACGGAATAACTTTACAATACGAGGTTCAATGACTTTCTCGTCTTGTTCAAAGATGAACCTATATTTTTTTAATGAATCAATCAATCCCATATCCAATTTACATTTATCCTTTACATTTTTCTGTTGCCATGTCCGACAAAACCTTTGAATAATATTTTACGTTTCCCTTCAAGAAAGCACCGTCAGTTGGTAAAGTACTGCAATTTGCAGTCAAATTGAAATCAACATTCCCCTTCAAAGCAACATCAAGTTTACCACCATTGTTAGTCATAGATTTGAATCGGTATGATGCATACCTATTTCTCAATTCTTTGTCGGTAAATAATTCCACTGTTTGACCTACTTGTCCTGCGGTTGCAGCTGCAACTTGGTCTGTCTCACTTCCAGCAACTTTCGAAATGTCCCCATAAGATGCCGCTTTAGTTATGGTTGCACCACTTGTTTGAGCTGTTGTGGCTTCTTCTTCTTGTTCAGAAATTAGTTTGATTAATCTCTTGTATTGAGATTCTTTGATTGTATATCTCATAGTTGGTATTTTTTTAGAACGAGATGATTTTCGGCAATTCTTTTTGCCGTTTTTATTCCCGATTTCCTACTTCTCATCGGTCTTGGTTTTTTTGATTTCTTAGCCATTTTAAATTTCTATTGATATTTTATTATCAGGTAATCCCATTTTCGAAAAATATCCTTTGACCTTATCTTTAAGAAGTTGTCTATTTTGATATGATGGATAACCCTTAAAAACGAATTTCATATGAGCACCTTTTGTACTTGGTTCGAACCTTATGCTTTTTAAATCTCTTGCTTCAGGGAAAGAACGAATTTCTTTTTTAATCACTTTGTTCAAAACGTCTTTAACCCACGACTCTAAACCAACAAGTTTTGGTTCCTTTACATCTATATTTAATTCTCCGTGGGCAGGATTACCTAATTCCAATCCTAAAAAATTTTGTAAAAAACTTTCTATCTTTCTTTGAATATTATGTGTACTAATAGAATTTGTGTTTGGGGACATCAGCATTGTTGCAAATGGAACATCAATAAATACCTTTACAAATTTCGGGTCATTCTCCTCAAATCTTACAGAAGCGTAGTCGGGCAATTCAAGTTGTTCAATTATTTCAGGAAGTACTCTTTTGTATTTTTCTGTGAATTTTTCTTCAGAATATAAGCTGGGTAATTGATAACCACCTCTACTTACAATAGTTTTTACAATTCTATCAATGTCCCACTTACTTATTTCATAATTATTGTAATCATCCATATTACGATAATCACTACCAGTCATGTCTTGGAGGAATGGTTTAGAATATTTTTTTATCAAAAATCCAAAAGGATACGACCAAAATTTTTCAGGAGTGTTTTTTCTAATCCAATCCATGTAGATGTGGACGAAGGCAGCCATATAATCAAGTTCATCATACTCAAGTTTTGCTTGTTCTACAATGTTCTTAATTACTGAAATTAATTCTGATTCTTTTAAAAATATCTTGGACGCCATATAGAATAAATATGAAGAAATTTAATCTTCTTCTCCACAGGTGTCCCTATAAAGTTCCAATAGTTCAAACCCAAATAATTCTTTAATATAATCGTAAATGAAACTATAAATTTCGTCGTAATCTTCACCCAACGATAAGTTTTCATCTACAGTCAAAAAGTCGTCACAAGCCCAAGAAATTATATTATCCGCATATTCAAATTCATCACTAAAATCTGAACAAGGTGTGGGCTGTTGTTGAATTGATTGGTCAACAAATGTTTTGAGATTATTTTCTCCTATTCTTCTTTTTAACCACAATGGTATTGAATTCATATCTATCTGTCGTTGTATTGTAAGTCCGTAGTTTTAGCAATATATTTCGCCAAACCTTTTGCATTCAAATCTTCGGTAAATTTACCAAGCCCTCTTTCAATTACCGTCTCTAGTGCTTGCTTACCTCCATATTTTGAAATGGCAACTGGTAAATTTGACTCAGTGGCCTGACCCAGTTTGGTTACAACACCATTAAACCATTTATCTGCATTTTGTGCTAATACTTTTTCAAGTTCAACGGCTTCATCTCCACCCTTAGCTATCACACTATATACATTAATGCCTTTCAATCGTGATGAAGCTGAAGGTAAAACCGCAAAAAGTACACTCAACCCTGCTTGTGCATATTGACCTTTTTCATATTGATTGATTGCATTATATAGATTATAACCAATGTTCACAACACGAGCAACAGGACCAACAACAGGGAGTATAGAGGCTACAAGCAATCCGAAACCAATCCAATCAAAACCTTCTTCTTCAGGTGGTTGAGCAGCAAGATACCACCCGAAAGCATCTTTAATTTTTAATATTTCATCTCCTATTTGTCTCGTTACCTGCATTTTAGCTTCCTGAGCTTGTTTGTCCGTCATTTGAGCAATTGTGTCGGATTTTGCAGCACCTTTCATTTGTTGTCTACCTCTTGTTACTGCGTTCGTTTTCATTTTCGCTTCGGATTCTTTATATGCCAAAGCCCCCTCAAGGGTTTTCTTCTGTTCTTGAGAAAGACCTAAAGGGTATTCAGGTGAAAAATACGGATTGATAAGTGGCATAGAATATTTATAACCACCCTCAGGGTACATCCCAGATGGTTTTTTTTGTGTTTGTTGTTTTTTTTGATTTTCTTTCTCCCATTCCAACGCTTTTGGATAATCAGGAGGGTAATATCCTCGTGGGACATCTCTCCAATTATCCACATTCGCAAGTGATTTGACCTCCCACTGTCTTCCGTTATAATAATATTTGTTTGTTTGTGGAGGTAGAGGGTTTCTGTATTTACCTTGGGTACTTCTATCATTTCTTCCCATAGGTTCGTTAAATGCCGAATAATTTTTTTCTTCTGATTTCCAATCACCTGGCAAAGTCATATTAAGGAAACGTCCAACTGGGTCTATTTGTCCCTGTTCTGATAACATTCTTTTCCTTACCCTTAATAACTGTGATTCTGTGATTAGAACTTTCATAAAATATAAATACCTAAAGAACCATGTATCGAATACTTCTTGAAAATAATTCGGGAAATCCAAAAACTGAAATAATCTGTCGAATTGTTTCTGTGTGTTTATCTAAAAGTGAGTCCATATCGAAATCATACTTTCTTTTCACTTTTGCAGGAACTGATAACATTATTGTTACAATTGAAGGTCTTCCTCCCATGGTTAAATGGTCAATCATAAAATCGAAATCTATAATTTCTCCTTCAGTGGCGTCTTGGACTGCTTTAGAAATTTTCTCCCTATTCTTCAATAAATCGTCAAAAGTGTTCATGATTAGCCGTTGGTTTTTGCATTTAGTGTTCCACCAGCATCAAATGTACTAAACTTGAGTCCAGCATATTGAGCTAACTCAACCATTTTCGCTCTCAAATTATTAAAATAGAGTTCGCCATAACATTTATCCACCATTTCTTTGTTAATCGGACCACCATCCCACCCATTTTCCACCAAAGGGGTTTTATCTATAATAACATCACAATCATAATCAATAAAGTTCTCATTCATAGAGTATGGTCCCATTTTTCTTTTTACTAAAACTTCAAAAACTTTGTTTGTTTTGAATTCGAGAACATGTGGATATGAAAGGGGCATGAGATTATCCCAAACCTTACTCAAAGGTTTGGTATAGTCATTAATTATGTTATCGGGATTATAGTCAGCACTCCAACTCATGACTATAAATATAAAAAAAATTGGAACAGGGAAATTATTGTCCTGCTAACCTTTGTGACGCGTTTACAGTTCTTTGTGCTAACTTATTAGCTTTTTCAAGGGGGTTATAATCTCCCCTTGCAGCGTCCACTGAGTAATCAACAACATTATAAGCACCTGACGCAAGTTTGTTAGTATGACTTGCAAGTTTTGTCGAATTCAAATAAAGTGCGTAAGCGTCTCCCATCTTAGTCCCCATTTTTTGGTCTAAAAATCCCAAGGCTTCTGCGGTTGGTTTTTCTCTGAGGTACTCGTTAGCATATTTTTCAGCTAATTTAATTTCGGCTTTAGTAATTCCGTTTCCAACTGCTTTAGCAATTTCCTCTTCTGATTTTTGGGCAAGTTGAGTAAAGACTGCGGCTTCAAATTTGGATGTTAAAGGTACTCCAGCTCTAACCAATACTTTAGCAACTGGTGCTGCGATAAGAGCGGCTAACTGTGCCGCCATATCTTTGAAGAAAGTTACCACCTTTCCTAATAAACCAGCAACCCATGTGATTCCCATTTTATCTGCCATAAATTTCGCAGCTGTTCCGAGCCATGAAGATAATTTTGACGCACCTCCACTTATCACACCTAAAACAGGTTTGATTGCCTGACCTACTCCAGTTGCCATAAATTTTTGTAACACACCAGTTATACTCGTTCCTACAGTACCTACCAATTTTCCCAGAGCTTTACCTAATGTTCCTGCGGTTAACAAACAAATTAAGTCAATTATTAGATTGGCTAAGGACCCTGGTGCACTGTTCACAAAGTATTGATAAGCGTCATAAAGAGCCATTATACCCCAAGCAACTTCGTTTGCAATTGCACCTACACCTGTGAATGATAACGCAACTTGTATGGCTGTTCCCACCATACTCATCAAGGCTTTTCTTAGATTTTCAAAAACGACACCGAGACCATTTTTTTTAATATAATCAACCGCACTTGCTAATTGATTTGCAACATATGCACCTGCTTGTTTTGTTGCGTCCCAAGCTTGTCCTGCAACTTGCTTTGTTTTATCCCATGCAGCACCTACAGTTTGTGCCGCACTATTATATGCACTTGACGCAGCATCACTAACAGTACTTACAACATTACCGATATATTCTTGTGGATTCCACCACTGTTCAGTTATTATACCGTTATCAAATAGAAGAGACTTAACTAAGAAATTATTAAATTTGTCGAGTTGGTCTGAGTAACTTACTTCAGATTCTGTGATAACATTTTTGAAATTACCAAGATAGGTTTCCGAAATCACTTGGTTATGAGAAAAAAGCCCTACGACGTATTTGTTTTGGTACTTTTTGATATAATCAGCTCTCTTGTGACTTTCAATCATAGATAAACTATGAAGATGAACCTGCTTTTGAAAATTAAGTTCATCTATAAATTGATTGATAAGATTTGGTATTGATGACGAATCCTTTTTTTCTCTATATCTCTTAGGCACAAAAGATTCGTGCATAGATAAAATTCTACTTCTTTCAGATTCAGATATAATCATTGAATTTCTCATACGTTATAAATACCTTTATCTTATCTAAATTTAACTATCGAGCCGTATCCTCCACCAGCATTAGTTTTTCCTGAGTTATCTCCTCCTTCCTCTCCACCCATATCTTCATCATCTGAAGGTTCTATGTTACCTATTTTAATTTTATTCAAATCCATCGAACCTCCACATTTCAAAGTGCCATCATCATTTATAAATTCTCTGATGTTATGTCCTTTTTCTACTCCGATATGTAAATGGTCATAAGAACTTCCTGGGAAATCCATTATGAACCCTAAAAGTTGACCACATTCAACTTTATCACCCTTCTTAACTTGACCATCTTTCAGGTGGGTATAATATACATCAGGAAGGTCTCCATCACTTTTTACTGTGAAACCTAACCCAAATAATTTCTTACCATTTTTTTTGATAACTTTTGGACCATAGTCATTATAGGTAATTACTGTACCTGGTGCAACTGCATAAACAGGGTCTCCTATATCGGCTTTGATATCCCAAGCGTTATTACTCTGCCAACCTGATTGACCAGCGTGAGCTCCATCTCTTGGTATTTTAACATTATTATCACCCAATATTTTATCTGAGGCACTTGGTGCTTCTTTTAATCCAAATTTAATCAATCTGAGTAACTGTGACTCTTTTAGAATGTATTTCATAATTTAAAACGATTTTTCAAAAAATTTCTTTGCTTCATATCTAGCAAGACCTTCCAAATAATTTTCTACGTCCCTATTATTTCCGAGGTAGGCTAAAAGTCCCTCTTCAACGGCCATGACTTCATTACCTTCAGAATAAACAATCTTATCATTTCTTAATTCATAACAATGATAAGAGTCATATTCTTTTTTTCTTTTATGTTCAACTATCACTTCAACACAAACACTTTTTCTCCCGTTAGGATTCATATAAGACCTCGTAATATCAACGGATGTTTTCATACCCATCTGATTCATAAATTTTATAATTGATATTACGAAATCTCTATCCATGTATATAAATAGGTTGAAAAATATCTTTTTTTATTTCGTGAAATATAAATAAAAAACCCCATCTTTAAGATGGGGTTTGATATTATTTAGAAATAATTTTTATAATTCCCAAGCAGGATTTGTAACAATTAATTTTCCATCTTCAATTCTTGGTAAGTCTCCCAAATCATCGTAAGACGCATATTCAATATCATCTGGACTAAATTGTTGTCCTTTGAATATAACATACTCATCTTCTCTTTTTGGTGCTCTACCATAATCTGAATCTCTTCTACCTCTTCCAGATGCACCTGTAGCTCTCATACTATCTCTTGTCGCTCTATCAACGTCAGGTTTACCAAAGATATCATCAAAGAAACCTTCTTTAGTCTCTTCTTTTGTTTCTTCAATACCTCCAATTCCTCTACGCTGACCTTCGATATTACTAATTGTTGTTTTGAAAATCCATTTTAAATCATCGAGAGCGGCTTCAAATCCCATTTTATTTTTTGGACCATCAGGATTACGGTCCATCATGAATCTATACCCTAAATCCATAATTTGATTGATGTCTGCAGAATCTTTTGATTCTCTCTGTTCAGAAATAGTTCTAGATTCTTTTACTATTGTTTTAACATCACCGAGTTTTGATTTAACAAGTTTACGGAACTTTTGATTTGAAAGTTGCATTCCACCTGTATGTTGTTCACGGATAGCATTTTTTTCTTGCTCCGACATGTTATTTAATAAATGTTTCATAAATTGACTTTAATATAAATATGTTAATTAGAACCTGAATGTCTTTTTCTTGGTTCCATCTTTTCAAAATATCCTTCTTTAGTACCCTTCCAATCCCAAGGTAAGTCGTTTCTCATGTTGTAGTCTAACTGCTCGTCAGAAATTCCTTTCAATTTCTTTTTGACTTTCCATAACCAAGAAACTTCCTCGTCTTTTTTTTCTGACTTTTGCTCCTTAACCACCTTATCGATTATTTTGGTTAAATCGGCTTCTGTAAGTTTTATAACCTTTTTCATATTTTTTTATAAATAGTTTAGTTCATCCATTTATTAATGACCTTACCATCAGGTCTCACTACCGCAAAACCTGTTTTTTTCTTTGATTCTATACCAACATAAGGTAAAAACTTTTTGAAGTGATAATCAACCAAGTAATGAGGGTCTAACTCCTTATCATACAGATTATCTTCATCCATCTCGGGGTCATTCACATAAATTCGTAAAATAAAATAACCAATATCCTCAAGTTCATAAACATCAATATGGTCTACCATAGGGTAGATATCTTTGATGTTACTTTGGTTGACGTATTTTGTTAATGGTTTATTGATATATTTGGCAACTTCGTCCAATTTAGAATTTGCTATCTGATAATGTTTAACTGTAGGATATGTTATTGTTTGCTCTCTCATATTATGCCATTAAACTATCATTTGCTGGTTCATCATTCATTGCTAATGTATTATGTAAAACTTTGATTGAATTTCCTATGTCCCCTGTACAACATTCCATAGCTTTCAAGACAGCACTATTATTCGGTAGATAATCTTTCAAAGTTAGTGACTTACCATTTCTATCAACCACCAAAATAATTTCACTATCCTTAGGACCTCTAAGAACTTTAGCAGATTTTACAACATCAGTCGGGGACATATTAAACTTACTTCTTATGGTCATCAAATATGAGTATACCTCAGTATTTTTTGTTACTGACTTTAATTCTTCTTTGTTACATTTTGAACTTTTACAAAGGCTTCTGATTATATTACCTGCCACGTTTTGAGTTATATCATATAAACCATGCATTTCCTCATGTCTAATAATATCTTTTTCACTCATACCCCAACCTTTGATTCTCGAATTAATATCACTTGGAATTAAAATTGAACCAGCATATTTTGCCATATGCTCAATTCTTTTTCTTGTTGACTTAAGTTCTTTTAACCTACTAGAAATTTCAGGTGTTTTTTCATATTTTGATAATTCTTTTTCCATATCATCTATGAAGGTAGTATATTCCTGAAATTTTTCAGCAAATTCACTTCCAATATATAATGCCCCTGTATTGGTATCACCATTAATGAAATCAAATGTATTTTTATCTACATTATTAATCTTTGGTTTTTTTGATAACAAATCAAGAATTTCAATCTTAGTATAATAGTTAGGTCGAGGAATTCTGTTTTTAATATTTTGAGGTGCATTAAAAAAATTATCGAAAGAATTTGGACTAAAAAACGCAAATGTGTTTCTAATCTTCTCTTCAGGAACATCTCTAAACCAATTATATAACCAATTGTCTGAAGACTCCTGTTCGATTAATAATCGATATTGTCTTTCGGAAATAATGTATCTCATTAATAATAAATTACATTCTGTGTTTTATATACAAGATAACATCTCCGAGTCTATTCCAATCTTCGTCTTGAATGATATCTCTTAACCATGAGATAAGATAATCTTTTTTCTTCATCACTTCACCTCTCAAGTCACCAGAATAATCACTTAGTCTAACATCTTCGTCGCCAGCTAAATCTTTTTGTAAATTACGTATTTGTTCGGTACCATAACCGATTCTACGCTCGTCATCCTCTTTTATAATCCTCTTAACCAATTTTTGTAGGTCAGACTCGTTCAATTTAACAATTTTTGGCATAGTAGTTCTTTTTCAATAAATACAACAGGTAACAAAAAACCCTCCGAGTGGAGGGTTAATGTTATTCATAGGGATTTAAATAATTTCATAATCAATCTCACCATATTGGTCAAGGTCATCGTTCTCATCGTGGGTTGAACCATCGGGGTCCTCTTGAACTTTTCTATAAGCTTCACATGAAGACCTTGCCATCACTGTATGTGTCCATGATTGAACACAAGTTCTTGAAGCTTGAATTGTGTACTCGGTCTCCTCATTATCTTCCCAACCTTCCTCGTCCTCACAGTCGTCAGAAATAACATTTTTGGTTTCTTCAGGAACTCTACCAAACTTATCAATTGATTCAATCAATTTGTTTCTAAAATCAATTAGTTCTTGTAGAGAATAAAATTTGAATGCATAACTTGATGCTTTGGAACCACTAACACCAATTTCAACATATTCTTTTGAACCTTCTTCAGCACCATCATAATGATAAATGGTCAAATCAGAAGGACTATCATATTCGAGCGTTCCATTATCAACATAAAGATAATTTAGGTCCCACTCGTCAGGATTGGTCTCAACCATTTCCTTATACTCTTGTTCGAGTTCTCTAATTTGAGATAAAGCTTTTGAGAATTTTTTCTCAAAGGATTTTTTCCATTTTGCTGAATATTCTGCCATATACCTTTTTTTGAAAGTATAGACAAACAAAATTACAAATCAAATAAAAAACCCCTCACTAAGGAGGGGTTATATTTAAAATCTTTTTTCAATTACAATGTACCATATTGACCTCTTTCATCCCATTTGTCCAAACATTCATATCCTTGTTCTTCCAAATTATTTTCAGTACCTATTAGATTCACGTTCCTTAATGTACCGAAAGAACATAAATCAATACCGTCAAAGTCAGCAAAGTCACAATCTCTTAACGACAAATATGTTAAAGTAGTTGGCAAGTTTCTCAATACTTTTTTAACTTGTCTTGAACTGGCTCCCACCAATAGAACTAACCCTACCTCTTTATCAAACTGATAGTGTGGTTCATCCAACCCAAGTTCATCTTGCTCTTTAACTATTTTTTTAACCAATCTTTTCAAATCAGATTCGGTCAACTTTATAATTCTTTTCATGTAATTTCAATTTAAAATAAATATTAGGTTAGACCCCTTTTTCTGAGATGGTCAAGTTAGACCCAACTTGTACCTCACATAAGTAACAAAGACTCTTTCATATTTCAAATATCGTTTATAATCTTTAATTAAAACTGATGAACCCTTTTTTTGAAAATGATAGTCGGTCTTCAAAATTGAAGTTTTTTATAAATACTTCACCATCCAATTCTACTTTTACATTTAAGTTTGGTATGTTTTTGATTTCCATTATTGACCAATAACCTGGTGTAAATTCTTTTATTGGGTCATCATTTATTTGTACAAACATTGATGATGGGTTTTCTTTGAGGTTTCTAATAAATAAATGAAGGTACGGGTATCTATTGGATAAAAAAACCTCAACCATAAATTTAGTGAAATCTATGTTTATTTTACTATCCGAAAAATAATCTTTAGAGTGTCCCTCGGTTATTAAAAAGTTATCAATTAAATGATTGTATTTTTTATACATAAATCTTTCTAACGAAATCGTGGTTCCCTCTAAATCCGATTGGTCCAACGGGAAAAAAATATTTTCATGAAAATAATCTACTTCTCCCCCAAAAAAAATGGTTTCAAATATTCTTCTTTCCTCCAAAGTGGTTGAGAAAAAAATAGCTTTTTTATGATTCCAAAACATTTCATTTTTCAGAATTTCCATTTTTACAATGTCGTTTTCAGAAAATATACAATCTGATTCACAATAGAAAAAAAAATTATAACCCAAAGATTTTGCAAAATTTATTCCGTTCATAATGTTTTTTGAGACTGCTAGTGCATGACCTTTTATTGATATGCACTTAACGGAAAAAATATCTGTGAAAAAAAACCAAGGAGGTGAGAGTTCATTATCAATCAATTTATTTTCCTTGTCGTATAAAAAATAATCTATCTTATTCAAAATACTTTCTTTTAATGGAAGATGAGAAACCACCAAAATATCATATCCCATTGATTTCACAGAATCGATACAAGATTCCAACAAAGTAAGTTTATAATCCTTATTAGGAAAAGTGCCGATTATAAAAATGTTTTTCATAGTCCAATAATATGAAAACAAAAAATAAAATGAAATAGACTTACCCCTTTATCTGAGATGGTCACCTGAAACCTAGCTGAAACTTGATATAAGCAACAAGTGGTTTTTCCAACATATGATAATAATTCCAATACTCTGCAACATCGTGGGTTTCGGGAAGAGTTTTGTCCAAAAACGACCGTATAGATTCTCTAACGGCATAACCAACTTTTTCACCACCATCGATTTGTTTTTTTGTATGATTCACCATCTCTTCAAGTTCCTCAGGGGAAACCCTTCTTCTCAAAAAAACAGAAAGTTGTGGTTCAGTAACAATTACATTCATCACCAATAAATATCACGACCCCTTTTTCTGAGATGGTTTCTACGACGGGGGATATTCGGTCCGACGAAGTCGGTCGGGGACGGCGGTCGGAGGATTTCGGGGGAAAATACCGACGGAGTCGGTTTCGGTTTGCGAATACAGACCAAAAAGAAGAATAAAATCTCCTAATCCATATCCCACTCAAATAGTTCCCTAACAGGTAATCCTGAATTGTTTTCAAACCATTTAACAAATACAGGTTTCCATGCATCACCAAAGAGACTATTAAGTTTTTCTGAAACCCATGTTCTAACTAATAACTGTTCTCTACCTTGCCCACGATAAGCATACGCTCTTCTATCATTAATCTCAAAATCATAAAACCCGTGTTTTGCAATGTCCTTTCTATAAAAGTCATGAAGCTCAGGTCCCCAATTATAATCGGGGTGATATTCATTAGTTAGATATTCATAAATGAAATCACTAAGACGAGACTCAGATATAAGATATTTCATTAATTATAAATACCGTGACCCCCACTTCTAAAACTTGTGGGCATGACTATTCGTAATAAGTTGTTTGGCTCTATACCTAATACTCTCGTGTTTTTTATACTCACGGTCCATAATCTCCTCAATCTCATCTTGGGGGACATTTGCAGCTTCAAGAAGTCTTCTTATAATTTCAATATCAATTTTCGGTTCCATGTATTTGTTTTGTTCCTCCCATAAACTGTCTTTCAAATTCAGTGTCCTGTGAATCAATTAGTTTTTCAATATTAACTTGAATCTCTTCTTCAGAGACATTTGCTGTTCTTAATACTTCGGTTAAAACTTGAACGTCAATTTCGTTGGAGAGTTTTTTTGCGAGTAATTCTTCTACGGTCATTTGTCGTTCGTTTTCATTTTCCATATGATATACACAATTCCCATGACGACAACCAAACACGCCACACCTATTAAATTAAAAAAAATTTCACTGTCCATATTCCTCTATTTTATGTACTCCATTATTCCCCCCAAGTTCAATAACTCTATGTTCAATAAAGTCGAGTCTATCTCGATACTCCTTCCATAGTTCATGCTTATAATCCCTTCGAAACAACCAACTATCTTGTTGTGTTTCAAATTCCATTTTCTCAAGTTCATAAAGATGGGGATACATTTTCTTTGGAAATTCCATTACTCCCCATCTTTTTTATCAAACAAATACTCATGAAGTATTGTCCCCCCAAATATGAGAAGAGTTACACCAAAGAAAATTATAATTGAAAAATCCATACTACTACTTTTCACAAAGATAGATAATTTCCATAAAATTTTCCAAAAATTTTTTTTTGACTATAGGGGAGCTTTTTAAAAAGGGGGGTCGTGTTTTGGAAATATATTTCTAAAACTTTGATAATGGATATGAGTTCACTCCACCATTATGTGAAATAAGAAATATAATTACAATTTCCCACAAATAAAAAACCCCACCTATAAGTGGTGGGGTTCTTAATATTGTTTTGATAGAATTATCTTACAGGTGTTTTCGGAGTAGGTTTTGGTGCCCCACCTGTTGGTTGAGCTTTTTGTACTGCAGATTTAATTCCTGCAGCAACTGCACCTCCTGTTGGTTGAGATTTTGGTGATGATTGATTTTGTTTCATCAACAAATCTCTCAAAGGTCTCATGAATTTTTCCATTTCGGAAGATGATACATCATTATCCAAATCGTCAAAGAAACTTCCATAAGAATTTGAATATGATTTAACAACTTTACAAAACTCATCAAACGTTGGTAGTGATTTCAGAGCAGTTTCAATTCCCGCCTCATCTGTTCCCCCAAAAATCCATAAGGTTTGATATTCAATTGCATCTTTTAGTTTATCTGCAATTTGATTACTTTGTACTGTTGGTTGAACATTCGATTTATTACAAATATTAACGAATTCTTTAACTTGCTCACTTGGAAGACTATTATAATTATTCCTCCACCAATTGTACGCCAAAGTACCAAGTGCACCAGCACCTGCAACTGCGGCCGCAGCTAAGGGAACAACCTCATTAACACTTGAACGTTGTTCTTTAATAACTTTTCTCACGATTCTGTTCAAATCTGATTCAGTTAGTCTTATAATCTTTGCCATAAATTTGTTTTTATAATAAATATCTCGTTAGTAGTATATCGAACAATATGCATTGAGGATAAGTTCGTCGGGAAATTTATATTCAAACCATCTTTGGAATATTCCCTCAGTTTCAGAATCATTCAGGTTCAAATAATTTTTAACAGTTAAGTACAGTTGTTGTTTAATTCCCAAGTGGTGGTCCACAAATTCAAAGACAAGGTCTTCCTTATCATCGATAATTTCAAAGTCACCTTCTCTTGCATTCACATTGGTTGAATCAACAACATGTAGTTCCCCCACCGTATCAGTGATATACTTATCAATTATTTTTATTAGTCTACTCTCAGTGATGATGTATTCCATGTTGTTAAGCAGCTGCCGCCACTTTTTTAATATATTCAATTGTTTTGGCTTGAGATACTTCGTTGTTAGCCACATCAACAGCTGTTTGTCCTAACTTCGCAACGTCGTCACCTACGTACTTCAGAGCTTTCTGAATGAGACCACTATTTGTATCGATTGCTCTCATAACACCTAACTCAGCAACATCAGTAATTGGAGTTCCTTTTGCAATTTTAGAAGCCAATGCTGCCATACCTTTTTGACCAAGTTGTTTTACTCCAGGTATTTTTGAAGCAATTGAACCAACATATGGTAATAATGCAAATGCAGTCATGACCCCCGCAGAAATTTTGTCTCCCTCATCATAATGAAGTTTTGCATCATAAAGACTAATTCCCGAAGATACAAAGGGACCAATCAATGGAACAAAATTTGCACCAATAGAGTATATACCATTCCATTGGTGGATAAACTCAGGACTATTGATACCATATTTTGGAGGAGCTGCTTTTGGAGATAAAGTCTTACCTTTCAAATTCAGGTTAGTTGATGTACTACCACTTGTGGTTGTTTTTTGAACTGGCTTAGTTGTTGGTTGATTGGTTGGAGTCGTACCTTTAGATGCCACTTGGTTAGCAAAATTTTTCATTGCTTGAGCATTGGTTGCCGATACGTTTGTAAATGTAGGTGAAACCTTAGTTTGCTCTTTCAAGGTTTTCAATTGTCTTTCGGTAATGATGATTTTCATATTCAATAAATACCAAAATTTTCCAGAAATTTTTAAATCAAAAAACCCCCTTCTGAATTGAAGAGGGTCTTGTGTTAGAAAATATATTTTTAGAGAGGACCGAATCTTCTCATTCTTCTCGACGCTCTTCTACATTCAGGACTCGTTCTTACTCCACCTCCAATTAATTTGATTAATTTAACAACCAACATTAAAATGATAATACCTGCAAACACTTGAATGAAAACAACAGGAATTGCCATTGAACCAAGAGTAACAATTTCCATTTGTTCTCTTTGAGTTTTATTTTTGAAAATAGATTTAATCTTTTGAATAAAACCTTTTACTTCCTTAACTGAAGTTATCTTATCAATCTCCGCTTTAATTTTCTGAAGAATTGTTTTGTCCTTGTCTTCAGCGTTAGGAGGAGTTTCAATAGGACAATCATTTAATGCGAAATGTACATCCTCAGATGATACAGGTTCTTCACCAACCGTTGAGAGCTCAGTATTAATCGTGTCGATAATTTGAGATTCATCTTCCTTCAACAATCTTTTTTCCAATCTGATGTTCGCTTCTTGAATGTGTCTTATTTTACTATAACTTCTATTCATAAAAATCTTTCCAATAAATACCAAAATTTTCCAAAAATTTTTAAATGAAAAAACCCCCTTCATTTCTGAAGAGGGTCTTGTTTATAGAATATTGTTTTATTATCTCTTATCCCTTTTTGAATTCACACAATCACTAAGTTCATTGAATTCTTGGAAGAGAGTCTTTCCCCCCAATCCTTTATCAACAATGTTAGCCAATAGGGTATTCATAACATTCGTTTTTTTATTTTCCAAGTTATCCAAAAACCCTTCCATCTTATACAAGTTCTTTTCCTTGATACAGGCTTTCATATGTTTTCTAAATTCCTTAGTCTTTTCTTTCATTTCATCAGACATCTCCACTTCACCTGTGAAAAGCTTTCTTAAATTTTCATCATCAGGCATTTCCAAATCCTTTGGGTCAATCTCAATTTGGTTTTGTTCTTTAATAACCTTTTTAACGATTCTATTCAAATCAGATTCTCTTAATTTTATAATCTTTGCCATGTTTAAATGTTTTCAATAAATACCCCAAAAAAGGACAATTTTTTCCCAAAAATTTTTTTTGCGTTACTCAAGGTATTATCCCCCCCAAACTGACGTTTTGTCCTATAGTAAGGGGGGATACGGGGGGGAGGGGGCCCCTATAGGGGGGTATACTCCCATGCCAGAGGGGGGTTATGTGGATAAATAGTTATCCCCACCTCCCCTGTGGATAAATAAATTTGGTTATTTAATTATGACGTTTTGTCCTATGTACTTTTCGAGAAGACTGCATCTTCAGGGACATCCATACTCTTAAGGACATACTCCCCGACCACAAAGGTTCTATCTTTGTTTAGCTTAAGGTCCTGTGGAATGGCGGGGGACATAGAGATGGCTTTCATTGTATTTTCTATGTCGTCCTGTATTGGGGTTGTCTCATCACGTGGGACATCATATACGGTTGTGAGATAAGATGTTCTATATGAGTATGGTCCTTCGGCTTTTAGATAACCACTGAAATACACTCTCATGTAGTAGTTAAATGGCCACCCCTCCATTTGTTGTAATAGAAAGGGGTCGATGACTATGGGAAGAAAGATTAGTCCGTAGTTATTTATATCCTCATCCGAGGGGACCAATATGTCGACAATCCATGGGTACTCACGCTTAAGGATTTTCTTTATGAGTTTGAACTCATAAGAATCCTCCACTTCTTTTTGGGTCACCTGAATGTTTGGGGCTACGGGCATTGAAAATAAATTTGTTTAATTGATAAATAGTAACGACCTTTGTTAATTAAAATAACATAATATGAAAAAGTTCATTAAAGCTGTGATTGTTGGGTACGTGGTCCTTTGGGGAATTCAGTGGTTGAAAGACCTGTTCCGTGATGAGAACATTAATAACGTTGATGACCTGAAAAGAATCATTAAGGAGAAGTTATAACCCCGACGCTGTAATTCTCTTTCTACACTCTTGAATAATCTGAGCTGGGGTGATGGACTCGTCTTTTGTATAGAGTCCTTCCACCTTGGCATCTACGCATGCCCATGCGTTTAGACCTATGGGTTTTCTTACGTACCCTCTTTTAGCCTTCTCGAAATATAATATCCCTAAACTTTCAGTCAGGTTCCCCACCTTGAAGAGCACTTCTACTGAACATCGCTCGGGGGTAATCAGTGTTATATCATACGACAGTTTGTCCATTACGTTAAAACATAGTTAGGGAACATATAAAAATAAAGGGTCCCTTACACAAGATATCCACCTGACGATATGTCTGTGTGGATAAAAAAGTTTTCCACACGAGGTTTGGGGATAACTTTTTTTGGAAAAGACAAAAAGTCAGGGGA